TATTTATGCGGGTTTGCGGGGTTTGATACCGAGTTCAAATCTCCCTTCCGCTACTTTATTTTTGTTTAAGAAAACCTTGTGAAGCCTTGATTTTACTGGAAGAAAGGAGATTCTGAATGGTGCCTTTTCTGAAAGTAAAAATCAAAGGTAACACCAAAGGTAACACGAACAAACGTACGAACGCTTAAGGCGTTCTTTTTTTATTGCAATTTTGGCAGTGATACGGCGGGAAACAGGCGTTATTTAGACGGTATTCTGGCGGTTTTACCGTCTTTTTTTATGCCACAATATAAGCAAAGGGAGGGATGATAATGTTTTCTGACGATGTTCTTGAGAAAATTTTTGCCAGAAAAGAATTGCAATCATTAGATTTGTCAACGCAGTCATCTATCATTCACGCAATCGAGGATGTTTTGGAGGAGGTTGAAGAAAATGAACATGAACGGAGTTTATCCGGCACCGGGATATAGTCAGCAAATTCCTTATCAGGCATCATATGGGTATAATCCATATGGTAATCAGCAAAGAATTGAACAGCCGCAAAATTATTTTCAACCGGCGCAAACACAGCAAATTCAGCAGACACAAATGACGCCTATTGGAATAAATGGGAAAATTGTGCCTTCTGTTGAAAATATTACTGCAAACGATGTGCCGATGGATGGAAGCGTGGCGTTTTTCCCAAAGCAGGATATGTCGGAAATATACGCCAAAAGCTGGAACTCAGATGGTACAATCCGCACAATCGTTTTTAAGCCTGTTTTAAATGATATGACTAACAATTTATCGCATGAGACGGAAAAAATGAAATTTGACCTATCAGACGAGTGCACAGGTGCATTTATGCAGAAGTTCGATGAACTTTTTGGAAAAATTGAACAGATAGAAAACCGATTAGATAAACTTCCTAACGGTCAAAGAAAAACTTCACAGGTAAAAAAGGAGAGTGATCCAGAGTGAACCCAATGCAGGCAATTTTAAATCAAATGGTAAATTCCCCACAGGTACAGAATAATCCAATGGCTAAAAATGCCATGCAAATGTATCAAAACGGAGACAGAAATGGCTTAAAATCAATGGCAGAAAACCTTTGTAAAGAAAGAGGAATTACAGTAGATGAAGCAAAGCAAAAGGTTATGAGTATGTTTAATCATTAGTACATTTTGGGTTGCGCGCACAATAACCGGTTATCCCATTTGTAAATAAATCAGATGGAGGTAAACAAAATGTTTAATGGAAACGCATCTCCTAGTCTTGCTGATATTGCAGCAGTGACAGGAAACGGAAGAAACAATGATGGTATGTGGGGCGGCGATGGCTGGTGGGCTATCATTATCTTCGCTATGATTTTTGGCTGGGGCGGCTTTGGCGGCAATGGCTGGGGAGGAAACGGAGGCATGGGAGCGACAGCATCTGCATACACCGACTCTGCAATTCAGCGTGGATTTGACACGCAGGCTATCATCGGGAAGTTAGATGGTATTGCAAATGGTCTCTGTGATGGATTTTACGCACAGAATACCGCCGTTATGAACGGTTTCCATGGTGTAGACAATGCAATCTGCAACCTTGGATATCAGACGCAGCAGGGATTTAATACCACAAATGTAACACTTATGCAGGCACAGAATGCTTTGCAGTCCCAGCTGGCTAATTGCTGCTGTGAGACCAGAGAAGCTATCCAGGGCGTGAACTACAATATGGCGCAGAACACCTGTGCGCTGCAGAACACCATGAACAGCAACACGAGAGACATTATTGACAGTCAGCAGGCAGGAACAAGGGCAATCCTTGATTACCTGTGCCAGGAAAAGATTTCTTCCTTACAGGCAGAAAATAACGACTTAAGAAGAGCCGCTTCACAGGATCGCCAGTCTGCATTGCTCACTACTGCAATGTCAGCGCAGACCCAGCAGATCATCAACGCTGTAAATCCGGCTGCAATCCCGGCATATGTTGTGCCAAATCCTAACGCTTATGCGTATGGTTGTGGATGTAACACAGGATGTAGCTGCTAAAAGTAGCTGCTACACAAAATTGAATAATTGAGTATCTTAATTGAGTTTAACTCGATTATGTCTGCTGTGCAGTATTGCTTATAAACACAAAGGGCAGACTATAATGTTTGCCCTTATTTCTATGAAAGAGAGGTATTATTATGGCAGAATTTACAGGAATTGCAATTCAAACTGTCGCGCAGGGAGAAGATGTGGCATTTACAGAAACTCCGGTATGTGCAACAAAATGCATTGTTCATAGACAGGGAAGTGGCATTGTTAAATTAAGAGGACTTACAAATCAGTGCCGGGCAAGATTTTTGGTATCTTATTCCGGAAACATTCAAATTCCTACAGGTGGAACAGTTGAAGCTATTTCACTGGCTATTGCAATTGACGGAGAACCGTTGCAGTCAACTCGAATGATTGTTACACCGGCGGCAGTTGAAAACTTCTTTAACGTTTCGGCGCAGGCATATGTAGACGTTCCTCGCGGTTGCTGTGTTACGGTAGCGGTACAGAATACGTCTGCGCAGGCAATCGAAGTTCAGAACAGCAATTTAATTGCAGTCCGGGAAGCGTAAGGAGGGCGGTTTTATGGATATTAAGAGAATGCACGAAATGATCGAAAAACTGTCTGAAAGCGCAGAGTGTGAGTTCGCAAAAGGTATCGAATGTGTAGATACAGAAGAGATGGGAAAAGTCACGGACATGCTTAAAGACCTTGCGGAAGCCATGTATTACCGGACGCTTACAAAATCAATGGACGAATCAGACCCAGAGCAGGTTCTTGATATGTTTGAGCGTTACGGAGACGGCAGACGGTATTATGACCGTTACCGGTATGCAGACGGCAGATTCGCGCCAAAGGGAAGAGGTACGCGGAGAGGATATGACGAGCCGCCTTACTGGCACATGACACCGGAAATGTATCACGATATGGAATATGACCGCGACATTGACCGACCACATGGGCGAATGTATTACACGGAGCCTACAATGTCGGCAGATGGTGGAATGCGTGATCGCAGAGAGGGCAAAAGCGGAATGAGTCGCAGAAGCTACATGGAAAGCAAAGAGCTTCACAAAGGCAATACGCCGGAGGACAAGGACGCAAAGATGCATGACCTTGAAAAATACATGAAAGAGCTTTCAGAGGATATGGCGGAACTTATCTCCGACATGACGCCGGAAGAGCGCACAATGACAAAAAGCAAGCTTTCGACGCTTGTTTCCAAAATGTAATGGCAGGGGCAGAAATGCCCCTGTTTGTTTGAACATTGACAACTGAATATCAGCTAGTGATTTGTGGATTTGAATGTACTGCTCCCAAAATATGGGTGTTGATTTTTGAGTGAAATTTTTTGAAAAAAGATATTGACTTTTTGGTGTGACATAAATATAATAAAGGTGTGACAAGAAAGGAAGTGATTCAATGTCACCAGCAGGTCGTCCAAAAGTTGATAACCCAAAGTCAAACAGGTTCAGCATTCGTCTTGATAAAGAAACTGAATTAAAATTGAGATTGTATTGTAAAAAATACAATCTTACTAAAGGCGAAGCTATAAGACGAGGAATTCATCTTCTTTTGGAAAAAGAAAAAGAGTAGTCAAGCATTACTTGGAGGTAACTGACTACTCTGACACCAATCCGAAATGAATTGATAAATCAATTATATCACTTTCTTTCGGAGGAATCAAACATTTTTTGAAAAGAAAGGCAGTGAAAGATAATGAACAAATTTTTAGAAATAGTATACGCAAGTCAAATTGCAGATGAGGAACAGGGTGGGAAATGGCGCGAATTTTTTGAGCCGCTCACGGAGAGACTTAAGGGAATTGTGAGCGAAAGCGTTTATGACGAATTGCTCGAACTTCTTATTGACTGTACCACTGACAGCAACCGATTCTATGCCGTAGAGGGCATGAAACTTGCTATCGGCATTATGGATGGAACTTATGTTCCAAAAATATAAGAGAGGGGGATTTGCTGATGAACGATATTCAGATTTCAGAAAACAAAGAAGAACTGACACTGACAACTATCGACATTGCGGACATGATGGAAATGCCGCACTGGCAGATTTTAAGAAAGCTGGACGGAACGAAAAAAATCAAAGGAATTATACAAATTTTAGGAGACAACAAAATTGTTGTTACCGACTATTTTATACCGTCGACATACTTATCTGAACAAAATAAGGAGATGCCATGCTACAAAGTAACCCGCATGGGATGTGAGTTCCTCGCAAACAAATTTAACGGGGAAAAGGGAATTGTCTTTACTGCTCGATATGTGAAACGATTCCACGACATGGAACAGGCGCTGAAAAACCCGCAGCCTGCAATTCCGGAGAAAGAACCGTTTGAGCACTGGGAGATTCGATGGAAACATGAAACGGAAACATGGTTTTCAAAGAACAACTGGAAGTTAAGTATAATCCTGGAACGGTTTGGTTGGACTCGAAAATTTTTATATCACAAGATTCTCGTGGAATTATCGGATCTGCACAACTTACGCGCAATCGAAAAGGCATATTACGCCAGTTATGGATATCCACCGGAATACGCTCTTGATCTGCTTGATTTTAATAGAGACCTCAACGATACGGCGACAAGATACATCAATTACCTACTTATTGAAGAATAAAAGGTAAAATAAGCATGAATTTAGAAACCACTAGCTGATATTTGGCTGGTGGTTTCTTTTTTGGAGGTAAAATATGTTTTTAATAAATGGTATTGAATGGAAAATAGAATTTGTTCACAGTGCAAGCGGAAAGCTGATGCGCTCTGATGGCTCTACCAGCCTTGCTGTGACCGATTGGAACGACAGGGCTATATATGTTTCAGATAAACCGAAAAATGGTTATTTGCGCAAAATACTGGCTCATGAGCTTTGCCATTGTTTTTGTTTTTCCTATAACATTCATATGCCGATTGAGCAGGAAGAGTATCTCGCGGACTGGATAAGCCTGTATGGGGCAGATTTGATTTATTTGCTGGATGATTTGATAGCAAACATTGATTGGAGGGCGGCATAGTGGACAAAATAGATGAATTGTTAATGTATGTGCAGAAGACAAACCCTGGAATGACAAGGGAAAAGTTGATAGATGAACTAAACAAAAGCGATTATGCCGCAAAAGCTTTACTTTTTACTTCCGAAAACTTTCGGAAAAATTTCCAATCCCCCCTACCTTAAGAATTGGACAAGGATTTTCGTTTTTTAATTTTTAAAAAATTTTTGAAATTTTCGCCCAGATATTCGGAAAAAATTTGATACCCCCCTAGGGTCAGATTTCGGCACGAAAAACCGTTTTTGAGATTATGAAAATTTTGTTCAGATTTTTGCAAAATTTTTTTGAAACTTTTTTGCAAGTGCAAGTTCAGATTGCACTCATCCATGATCTGGTCGTACTTGATCTTGCTATGTGCCGTCTCCCTTCGGAAAGCGCTGAAATAATGCAGGCGCGGAAACCTCCGCACAAATGCGCAAAATGAGCGCAACAAATAAAGCAAATGTCTACGTGACATTGCAATTATACAGGCGCGCACATTCCTTCAAGTCATTATATGCACAAACTCGCCAAAATGTCAATGTGCAACGCGGCTGCTCTGTGGCAACAAGTACAACCATAAAATCCACAGCGCGCCAGGAAATCCCCTGGAGTGCTAATGATAACGCGCATATTTGCGCGCTTTTTTTGCACGCTGTACTCCACGGTATATGGATAAAAACAAGCCGGGGAAATTGCCCCCGGAACATTGCAACGCCTGCACTTGCTTAAATGATAACACCCAATCGCATACAATCCATTTTCCGATCACAAAGGGCGCGCCACTTTTCGGGATCCCCTTTGATGTTTTCGGCGGTTCTGGTGTCTGCCCATTCGTCCCGGGCTTTAATATAAGCGGCTTTCGCATCGTCTTTTTGTTTCTGCAATTTCTCCATAAATTCCATAATATCAACCGTCCTTTCTATGCGTTAACTTCTTTTCTCAAAATCTCAATAGCTTCTTTCTCAGCATGTTCCATGCACCACTTCCAAGGCTTTTTATATGCCCTTGCGAGTGCAAAATCTTCTTGATTTTCCAATAAATAATCCCTAACTTTCAAAAATGCTTTTTGGGCTTCTTCTAATTTGTTCATATGCTCAACCATCCTTTCATTTGTGCCCTGTCTCATCGGTGTAGGTGGGGCGGTTCCTGCAGACGGTGGGAATCTCCACCGTTTCGACTAATTTTCGCAATGTGTTAAAACAGATATAAAAAAGGCTTCCACTTCAAGTATTCTTGGATTGTCAAAATCAACCTCTTTTTTCCAACGCTCTAATTCTGCCTTTATTTCTTTCTTTGTTCCATACTGATTGCAAGGCATAGATAGGTTTTTGATTTCTCTTTCTGTACCAAAGCAATAATCTCCATAGTATTCATCATGAGCTAATACAAAGCCGTTTTTATTTGCTAATATCTTCATTTTTAACACCTTTCATTTTATATTTTTTGCTTGTCTCATCAGTGGCAAGGTTGCAACCCTACACCAGACCGCCGCTCGGGCGGTTTCGACTATTCGCAAATTTTCCGAAAGATGTCTATTGTAATATTTGCAGCGGCTCTTTTTTTATCCGAAACGTAGCCGCGGCGCTTGCTTTTCAAGGCTTTTTCTGCCTGCTTAAGATTTCCAATTCCCCAGTTTCCGGCTTTTTCAAGTTTTTCCCATTCTTCCGGCGAAACCTTTATAGCTTTAAGCGTTTTCGGGTTAATGCTAAAGCATTTACTGTCTTCTGGGTGCAAAAGCTGACACAGCGGAATATATTCATGCGTTCCCATGTTCTCGCCGATATTCCAGACAAAAAATCCTTTCGGAATTTTTGTGACAATCTCAAAAACGTCTGTTTTACCAATTGCTGTAGTGGTATAAATTTTATTGTTTTCAATTCTTAAATTTTCCATAAATTCCCTTTCTGGTCTGCCATCGTCAGAGCCGCGGCGACCGGTCCGCAGCTGACGGTCATTTCTGACCGTTTCGGCTTTTTTATCTATGCTCGATATAAAAACGCTTTCTTGTTGCTTCTGGGATAACTAAATTTATAAAATCTTCTGCAAGCACAAGCGAGTTAAAAGCAGCCACAACATTCTTGTATTCCGGTTCAAATTTTGATGCTTTGGTTCTGACAACCACTAACCAATTTAATTCATTCATAAGATCTCCTCCTTGGATAATATTTTTGATTTCCTGTTGGTATTATAATATCACTTTATGTAGTGATAGTCAACATGTTTTGTCACTTTTTATGGTAATATTTTTGTTGACTTTGGGAACTATATATTATATAGTAAATTTATAAAACACATCAGAAAGGAATGATATAAGGTGCTTAAATATAAATTTAATGTGGGGGATGCGTTAGAACGTGCTGGGTTTAATATGTACAAAGCAAAAACAACCGGACTTTTAAGCCAAGAAACACTTAAAAAGATAAAAAACGAGGATACAAATATAAGTGCTAAATCATTAAATAGCCTATGCTTAATCCTTGATATGCAGCCCAAAGACATATTTATATATGAGGAGACAGCGGAAGACCTGGAACAGAAAAATAAAATTTAAAAACTTTTAAAATATCACTTGCAAAAGTGATAAACATATGCTATTATAATATTGTCGAAAGGCAATAAGGCGAAAGCCAGAAAGGGGAATCATGGACGAAGATATGAGCGTATTTAAAAGTTACTTAAGAAGACTTTTGCAGGATCTGAAAGACCTTAAGGAAGTATTGAAGGCTAAGGATTATGAGAAAGCTGAAAAAATGGTTGACCGCCTCATAGACGACACCCAAAAGGGCATAGAGGACAATTAAGCACCAAGCAACAAAGGGCGGCGCAAAAGCCGCCCAGTAACCAATAAACAAGATAAAAAAAGGAGAATGAATTATGAAAAACACATGTGCAAACGAGTACGGAAAAGAAATCAATTATGCAGTAGCTGAGAACTTAATGGATGACGATTTGCGCGAGGAAATCCACCGAGAGCTGGCGCCGTGCTCGGAGCAGGAGTTTTTTGACGAGTACGCGAAGCGGCACGAGGAGAAGTTCGGCGAGGTTTGGGAGTTGGCAAAAGAAAACCCGCAGTATTAAAACATAAAGCAATTATTAACAGGCAGGCGTTAGGTCTGCCTGTATTTGCTTGCAAAGGAGATTTTATGATTAAAAAATGCGTGATATGCGGTAAAGAATTTAAGTGCTCCCCAAGCGACAAAAAGGTTACGTGCTCTTCTGATTGTAGATCAATAAGGGCAAGCCGGACGCACAAAGGCAAGCGGAACAAGTGGAGCGAGGCGTCAAAAGAAAAGTTAAGGGGGAAAGGGCTGACTAACAACCTACAAAAAGGCACGCCGGCAGCAAAAAAAAGCCCTAAGAGCGGCCGGTATGAAACAAATGTAAATGCCAAAAACTGGCACCTTATATCCCCAGACGGTAAACATTATTGTTTTAGATCATTAAATTTTTGGCTACGGGAAAACTGCGAGGAGCTATTTGATTGTGCCCCGGATAGCGCGCAATTTCGCAACATAACATCAGGATTAAGCAGGGTTAAACGGTGCGTCATGGGTCAACTTCCGCCGGATCAGCGACCAGGGTACACATACAAGGGTTGGACGGTTGTCCCGACAGGAGACGACATCACAGATTTAGCGCCAGACAGACAAAATAAAAGTTAATAATCTGGTGATAAAGGGAGATATTTTCTATCTCTCTTTTTTGATTTATTTTAACGTTTATGCTTTAAAGCGATAAATTTTGTATACAGAATGGACACGAAATGGAAACGTAGATAAGATTAGATTAGTATATCCTCTCAAATACATTGTATTTTTTTTATCAAGGAGTAAATAATATATAATATATATCAACAGTACAAAAAACATAAACTATATATTTTAACGCGCGCGAATATAATCTATATATGCGATATACCCAGTAGTTTAAATTTATACTTGACAAAGGCTGTCAACAAATGATATTGTTATCGTAAATCAAAAAGCATCCGGGCAACAGAGAGCGCACAGGACCCGGAGAACGGAAACGGAAGTCATGCAGCCGATACAGTTAAGATCTTGATGATCTCGATTGTATCGGTTTATTTTTATGGTTCAGAAAGGAGGTATATATATGTCAGATGCACAGAGAGCAGAAAGAGTAGATATAGACGAGATATACAAAGATGACATCGACAAATATATCCACCTCTGGATGGATGATAGAAATATAGCAGATATGTGCAAGGTATCACAGAATAGGTGGTATAACTGTTGTCAGTATGTATATGACAATGTTTTTAAAATCAACCCTGTATACCTTAAAGATGATAATCATATTAGCAATCAATATGATATTGACAAGGTCAATAAAGTCTTAGATATATATATAAGGCTTTGCAATGATTATGAGAAAGTAATAAATATAGTTGGGTTTACTTTTTTTACTGGCATACATAGAGATACACTTAACGGATGGGTAAATGGCGAAAGGCTAGGCTCCACGGCTTCCGACGTTTGCAAAAAGATTGACCAAATGCGGGAAGAAAGCCTTGTAGGTTTACAGATCTCCGGGAAAAACAATCCCATGTGCTACATGCCGTCACTCAACAAGTACTGCGGCTTTAATATGCCGGGTGTAAGAGACCAGGGAGCCAGATCCAGAGCTTTGACAGCTTCGGAGCTCCCCAAACTGGGAGGCTTGAATTGTGCGAGATTGCCGGACAACTTTGACAATTCAAGCCCGGATAATGGTGAAATCGTGATAGACAATTCAAACAATTCAAACCCCAGTATTTAAGCGCCTTACGCCGCATGCTTTCGTTTAAACAGTTTAAGAAACTTAGGTTTAACGAATAGTTTTGAGCAGGAACCCATATTGTGTAAACAATAAAAACAATTTCGGGAAGAAAAGTCATTGCGCAAAAGGAACAGCGCAGGAGGGGGAGGGGGTTGAAAAAGCCCAGAAGGAGCTGCCTGCTAAGTCCCTAAAATATCCCCAAAAACAAAAAGGTCTGTCTATCATGAATGGACTATATGAGACCACTTAAAATCACGGCACCAATAGAATCAAATATAACACATGGTATAGTGCGATAATACTTTATCGATAATCACATCAAAGACAATCAAATCAAATTCACATCAGATAAATTTCAAAAATTACACTCGATAATAAAATTCAAAAAGATTCCAAAAGGCAGCAAATAAAATGTTAGAAATGTGTTTTAATTGCGATTATTGTGAAGAGCAGAATGGAGATTACTTTTGCACAAACAATGAGAGCGAATATGTCGGAGATTATGTAGAAAAAGAGTTTTCTTGTCCGGATTGGGATGGATCGGAGGAAGATGAATGAGGGTTGTGTCACAGAAAAAAGATGCTTCATATGATTTTGACCGGACCGAATTTAGAACAAGCTATGAATGCATAAGCGCTACTTTTGATGGAAGAACTTTTGTCATTGGGAAATATGCTACACCAGAACGAGCAGCAGAAGTATTTATGGACATGCATAAAGCATATGCGCCTGTACAGGTAGTTTGCACAAATATGGACGAGAAACAAGTTTCTGCATTAGTTGCAGCATCTCAAAATGCACCGATTAGATGCGTCGAGATGGATGATCCAAGGATGGCAATAACAGTATTTGATAACCTTGTTTACTATATGCCGGAGAAATAGATTGCTTACATTGCTTGTTTGCCAAATGGTAAGGCACTTGGTTTTGATCCCAGCATTTATCGGTTCGAGTCCGGTACGGGCAGTTTTGAAAATGGAGGTAAATTATGTTGATTTTAAAAACAGTCATAACAACATTTGATGCCCTTGCGATTTTGACGTTTTTCTTGCTTGGAAGAGATAGCAGCAACGAAAAGGACGCTGTGGCAGTCTGGGGATCACTTATTGCATTGTTTCTTGTTAATATATTTGCAATGTGGAGATGATGATATGGTTTTGTATGACCCGATATTTGGTATTCGCTTCCTGCCGGAAATTTTAACTACGGTCGGAAGAATACATATAAGCAGAAAAAAACATACGGGAGAAACCGACGTTCTGGATCTTGACAGTGACGCTGAGCACCAGTCTGAGAAGTCGGAGCATCCAGTATAGCTTAAGTCCACTGGCATTCGGTTTTTGCAAGAAAAAACTCGGCGCAAGCAATTATTCGGTGTTAGTGGACGTCGGCAAAATAAAAAGATCAAAAATACTATCATAAACGGCGCGCTATGCGCGCTGTGACGGAACGTAGCGCAGATGGTAGAGCACTCGGCTTATATCCGAGCGGTCGCAGGTTCAATTCCTGCCGTTCCGATTGAGAGATAAGTGTAAAGCTTATCTCGGAATACGAAAAGTTCGTATTTCTCCTTTCGCCACTAGGACGTTTCTGTTAAGGACGGTGCGAGACCGTCCGGTGGCGTTTGCCGCGGAGTGCGGCAAGGCGGAAGACCGCTTGGTGTTGGATGATGGTTGTCCCGTAATTTGCTGACGAGCAATACAGGCGGATTCCTATTGATAGTTCGGGTGCCTATCCCACGGTGCCTGAGCTGTCAAAAATGCAATTAGGCTGTGGCGGAAAAAGGTAGACGCTTAAGCATAAAACAACCACGCTTTGGTTAGGAACAAGTCATTGAATTAACAAGGCAATGAAGGAACCTGTTAAGGGTGTTACCCGTTGTGAAAAGTCGTTGTTATGTGAGGTGCAAATCCTCACCAGCCTATTTCCTGTGATATCGCACAGGATAGTGCAACGCATGGCACGAAAAATATGATTGCTAACCGTCTGATGGCGGTTCTCGTGGATGACAAGAAAGGTATTTGTCGGAGTAAGACGCTTCGTGAAACTGATAGTCGAAAGGTTTCAAGTGCAAGGTTCAAGTCCTTGCTCCACGATGGTGCCGAGCTGATTTGATACTGTATGCGTAGCGCGGTCGCGTACAGAGATATGGAGTGAGGTGTTCGCGCATTTTGGGGAAGCGGCAACGATTGGAGGTGTTGCCGCTGACTGTAAATCAGTTCCCAAGTGGTAAACAATAGAGGTTCGATTCCTCTCTTCCCCATTTCACTCAACTCCCTAAAAACACTGTTTGGCAGGTGCGTGGTAGACAGTTGTAATGGATGGGTTGTTTAAGAAATCGCACCATCAAGATGCAGTGTTCCCATAATGGAATTGGAGCCGGTTGCTATCCGGTCGGGCGTTTATTCGCCTTGTAGGTTCGAGTCCTACACACTGCGCTAACTTACGACAGGGGTGAACCTTGCCGTAAGCGGTAGAAAGTCCGTGTGAAATTGTACAAAGTGGTGGCAAAAGCAATTTCGGATATAGCAGTTCCACCATACTGCTATATTTGCCGTATGTCCGGGTGGTGAGGGAGCGGTCTTGAAAACCGTTGGCTGTAAAAGGCTTGCAGGTTCAAATCCTGTGTACGGCGTTTGATAGAAAAAAATCTGGCGTTGATGTGTGACGGAAAATGAACCGGAAATGATAGAAGTAACAACTTTAGAAGATTGTGAACCTAGGTTTATGAGGAAGTAATTGAAATGTGTAAATTTTGCAAGAATTACGATAATAACAGAATATTCGGCGCTAATATTCCCATTCAGAAGTGTGCAAATGAAACGAATTTGACAAATGCGCAAATTATGATGAATAAAGGGGACAAAGTTCCCGGAATTGTGATTTATTCAAACTACGGTATGGCGAGAGGATACTTTGATATTGCATTTTGCCCGATGTGCGGCAGAAAGTTGGCGAAAAATGATTAAGGATTGTTCAATTTGCAAATATTGTGATGAGGATTTTATTTTTGACGAAGAGACAGGGGAAGAATATCCGTTTTATAAATGCCAAAAAGGGAATGACACATCACTTGACTATGAGTGCAAAGATTTTGAAAGGTTTATGAAAAATGATTGTAAATATCAATAACAGCACATACGAGATGAACAGCAAACAGTACAAAGCAGTTCTTGATACGGCGAGCAACGCTGTTACCTGCGGTATATACGCTGTGGAAAAGAACAAGGTAGCAATCATGATTCGAGAGGAATATAAAAGCAAGGAAGAGCTGAAACAGGCAGTTGGTAATTATACGGCGAAAGGGTTCAAGGTGTATTGGAAATGAAAAAAACACGTTCAAAAATTATAATCAAAACTAGAAAAGGCGGTTACACAAAGATTTATGCCAACGGGAAATGGCAGAAAAAGGTATACAACATAGAATTCCATGCGGACAGCGTTGGATATGTTGGAAATGGCATAAATATTTCGTGCGTGTTTGATAGATACAAGACGGACAAGAATGGAGTTCAAATTTATAACGTCGAAAATAATGAATTTGAGGTAGAACACTGCTCAGCAAATATTTAAGCTGTATATCAGAAGAAAGGAATCATTATGAAAAAGAAAATAATATGCTTTATTTTATGTATATTGTTTTTATTATCTTTGATTGGCTGTAAAAAGTGTGTTGATACACAATATTCAAGTGTTACTGTTAAGGTAGTGGATGAATACCACAGAGCAGCATATATAACACCGATTTTTAATGGTAAAACAACAACAATAATTACACATCCGGCAGTTTACAAGATTACTGTTGAATATAATGGTAAAGAATATGCTATATCCGGGAGTGACACATATAATAAATATTCAAATAAAATTGGAGAATCCGTCACGGCAATTTTAGAAACAAAAATATATGATGATAAAACAGAAAAATACAACATAACAAAATTGGAATAAAAAATTACCGGCTAACAAACAGAGTTAGTCGCTAACCAACAAAAATTATTGGCAGAGGTCTTAAGGCACTTCTGCTTTTTTGCGGAGGTGCTTTTCTTTTGGCAAGTTCAAGCCTAATTTCCACAGTAAATGGATATGAAAATTACATACAGGTGCATGGCGTTGATGAACAGGTAATGGATGCCATGGCAGAAGCGGCAAGGGTAGCTATTCTGACAGAAAAGGATGTTGAGTACGGATTAAACGTTTCTGAAAGAGCAAAAGAACTGACGGAACAGTTTATCTTTCAATCCACCGGCGGCACACCATGGGATTTAGAAAAATATTCATTCCAAAACAAGGTATCTTATGAAATTCTGGACAAATATTACGGAATTTTGCTTTTGGAAGCGCAAAACAAAGTTGTGGATAGTGCTTTCCAGTATTTGGAAAAGAAAAGAGATCCTAAAGAACGGTTTTATATGCCAAGAAGAAAGCAATTTCTCAAAATAGGGCTTACACAGGCTTTACAAGGCATGATTGATGATAGATATGACATCCTGTGCGTATCCCTTGTTCCGGGAGCAGGAAAAACAACGGTAGAAAAAATGTTTCACGCACTTGTTGCCGGATGGTTTCCGAGAGATTTCAGCCTTTTTTATTCGCACAGCGGAGATATTACCAGAATGTATTACGACGGCGTGTACGATATCGTTACAAACGCGGAAGAGTATACATGGAATGAAATTTTCCCGGATCTTTCCGTGACGAGCACAAATGCGAAGATGGAGCAGTTTAATGTCGGGAAGTACAAGTCGTTTCCATCCGTACAATGTACGTCTGTTGGTAGTAAGAATGCAGGTAAAGTAAGGGCTTCTAAGTTCTTACTGGTTGACGATATGATAGGCGGTATCGAAGAAGCAATGAATCCCATTATCCTTGATAAATTGTGGGATAAATATGCCGTAGATGCCCGCCAGAGAAAGATACAGGACACGGACGGCAAGAACTGCAAGGAAATACATATTGCCACAAGATGGAGCGTACACGACGTCATAGGGCGCATCCAAAATATGTACGAGGGAAATCCGAGAGTAAAGGTTATTGCGGTACCGGATGTAGACCCAGTTACAGGAGAAAGCAACTTTGACTATGAATTTTCTGGGTTTACGAAAGAATTTTTTGAAGACCAGCAATTATTGATGGACGACATATCATATCGCTGTCTCTACAAACAGGAGCCGATTGAGCGAGAGGGATTGCTGTTTCCGGAAGATAAAATACGCCGGTATCTTAATTTGCCACATGGAGAGCCAGAGATTGTAACCGGTCAGTGCGATACCAAGGGAAAAGGAACGGATTACTTTGTTTTGCCGGTATTGCAAAAATACGGAGAGGATTACTACTGTGTAGATTGTGTTTGCGATAACACCGCAGATTATGAGATGCAGTATGAAAATGCAGCAAACGTTCTGGCAAACAATAAAGTTCAGGAATGTGAATTTGAGAGAAACGCCGGCGGAGACCGTGTCGCAATGGAAGTAAACAAGCGTGTCGAAAAAAAAGGATGGATATGTAACATTACTGATACACCGACGGAGACAAACAAGGAAGCAAGGATTTTCCAGTGCTCTAACTGGATATTGCAGCACGTTATATTTAAAGACCCATCACTATATAAGCCAAATGAGCCATATGGAGTAATGATGTCTCTTCTCAAGAGATATTCAGTGTCCGGTAAAAAGCAATTGGATGATGTGCCGGATGTATTTTCAAACTTTGCGCTTAGAGTGACAAATGGAAATAACGTAGCCAAAGTAGAAGCGGCAGTAAATCCGTTTAGGAGGTATTGATATGACAACAAAGGACTATCTAAACCAAATAAGCAGGCTTAACCGGATGATAAATAATAAGCTAATAGAGCTTGCACAACTTAAAGAGCTGGCATGCAGCATATCGTCAATTACAAACGAAGAAAGAGTAATGACAACCCCAAATTTTGACAAAATAGGCGCGAAGCAGGCAAAGATTGATGAAATGGAAAGGAAGATCGATGCACTGGTTGATGATTATATCATTAAAAGAGATCAGATTGTCAGTCAGATAGACAGCATGGAAGATGAGAATGTCTATAATGTTTTGTTTTCAAAGTACATAGAAAAAAAGACATTTGAGGTTATTGCAACCGAAATGAATTACTCTTGGAGACAGACAATAAGGCTTCATGGAATTGCATTAAAAAAATTTGAGCAAAAATATGGAGCAACTTATTTGTAAAATGTCATAGAATGTCATATTGAAAAAATGATATAGTTATAATCGAAGAAAGCAACAAAAGTTGAATACTTCACCTCCCCCAATTTAGAGAAGCATCGTAGAGAAATCTCCGGTGCTTTTTCTTTTGCAAAGAAAAGAGGACTTTATGGTATATAAACCAAAAACAATATATTGCCCGCGTTGCGGAAGAAAAGTTGCCACACACGATGGGCGTTCAACAATGAACATTTCTGTGGAATGTAGGAAATGCCACAAGAAAGTTGTTTTTTATCCGGAGAATGGAAAGACGAAATTAAAATCTCTTACAATCCGGTCAACATCCAGTGGGATGACGTTTATTTAGGAGCCAATTATGAATAATAAATCTCTCCAAGACCTTGTTAAGGGATGTTATGGGCGAAAAATTTTATATACTGATGTTGAAACTATCACAAAAGACAATATTGTCAAGGTGGTTGGAGACTGCATCGGAAATTATTATTACAACAAAACCATCATAGAATACCTATGGCGGTATTACAAAGGAGATCAGCCGATTTTATACCGATTAAAGGTACAAAATGCTGATATTACAAACAAAATAGTAGAAAATCATGCGTATGAGATTGTTCAGTTCAAAGTAGGACAGACATATGGCGAGCCAATACAGTTTATCAGTCGAAAAGATGATGATGAAATTAATCGGGCAGTGGATGCGCTGAATGACTATCTTGTAGATGCGAATAAACAGGAAAAAGACATTAAAGCAGGAGAGTGGCAGTCAGCAACCGGAACATCTTTTAAGGCGGTAAGATTTGCAAATGGAGAAATACCATTTCAAATTGTTGCGCCTACTCCAATGAATACGTGTGTTATTTATAATCGGAGCACGGAAGAACCGGTGGTTGCGGTGCAGGAGCTTAAAGACGAAGATGGAAGATGGTACAAACTGTGCTATACGGACAACTATTCATGTAAACTTCAAAACGGAGTAGTTTCTGAATGGAAATTGCATGCATTTGGAAGTATACCTATTGTTGAGTTTCCAAATAATCATGAGAGAATTTCTGATATTGAGCTTGTCATAGGTATTTTGGATGCCATAAACAATATGCAGTCAAACAGAATGGATGGAATTGAGCAGTTTGTTCAGTACTGGGTTAAGTTTGTGAACTGTGAAATCGACCAAAAAACGTTTGAAGAGATGAAAATGAGCCATGCTTTGACGGTAAAGTCCAATAACAAGGATAACAAAGCCGATGTTGAGATTATGACGCAGGAACTAAATCAGAGCCAGTGTCAGGTGGCAAAAGATGATTTGTGGGACAATGCCTTGGCAATATTAGCAATACCAAACAGAGAGTCCCAAAACTCTGGAGGAGATACACAAGGAGCAGTATCATTAAGGGCTGGATGGGATTTTTCAAAGACAAGAGCAAAATTAAAAGACCCAATTGTGAAATCGGCAGAGAAGAGACTTGCAAAAGTTGTCTTAAATGTAATACGCGTTAAGGACAATGATTTGAAATTGTCAATGAGGGATTTTGATGTGCAAATCAATCATAGCCCGCAAGACAATATGTATACAAAGTCGCAAACACTATATCAGCTTTTAGAGTGCGGCATACATCCTCTTATTGCCATTAAAACGGTGGGGCTTTGGGGAGATGCTGAAAAGACATTCCTCTTGTCTAAGCCATATATAGATGCGTTGTGGAAAACAATTGATAATGCAGAAGAGCAGGAACAAAAAGCACAGGAAATTGTAAACCAATTAAATAAACAGCAAAATAAGACAGCTACCGAGTAATCGGTGGCTGTTTTTATTTTATAAAAATTCGCAAAGTTGTGAGCGTAAAAATCAACAGTGTCATTCGGTGTCGTTGCACCGCAAAAATTCGTAAAGACATATCGGAGGTAATCAATGAAAAGAGAAGAGTTAATTGCAATGGGTATCAGTGAGGAAAATGTTGAGAAAATCATTGCTGATTACGGCAGTGCCGTACAGAGAGAACAGGCAAAAGCAGCAGAGCTTAAGGCAAAGGCAGACAGCGCAGATGAGTTGCAGAAAAAGCTGGATGAAATGGAAGCAGGAAACCTCACGGAACTTGAAAAAGCAAACAAGGCGTTAGAGACAGCAAATCAGCAGATTGCAGATATGCAGAAGAAAAACGCCATTAGAGACCAGCGCGAAGCATTGATGGAAAAGTTAAAAATCAATGCAGAGCAGGCAAAATCCGTTGTCAAGGATAATGGAAGCCTTGATTATGACGCTCTTGGAAAGATTACAGCCGAAAAGGAAACCGCGGCAGCGCAGGCAAAGGAACAGGAGATTGCAAATAATTCTGAAAATCCGGGCGGCGGTACTGCAGGTGGAGAGAATAAAAAAAAGGCAGATGTTGAAAATGCCGAAAGTATCAGCTTTGGCGAACCGGCAAAAAATGCAGAAGCCAAAGACTATTATGTTTTATAGGAGGTAAATTATGGGAAAACCAATTGAAAGAGACTTTACACAGAGTAAAGGAATTTTAAAATTCTTTCCTTATGAGGGTGCGGCGTGCATCGTTCCGCAGACAATGGTAACAAGTGCCGATGCAAACGGAAAGAAGATTGCAAAGGCAGGGACACCGTTCCCAAGCAATGACGAATCTTGCAAAGGGTATCTTCTGGAAGATGTTGACGTAACAATGGGAGATGCGCCTGGAACTTATGTATATCAGGGTTCTATTGACAGCGCAAAGGTAACGGCAAATGGAGTGACCGTGGAAGCAACTGCAAAAGCAGCAACACCGCGTGTCACTTTTTTTGAGTAAGAAATGGAGGTATTAGAGAATGGCATTACCATTAGCAGAAGCATTTACCGCAAGAAGTCTTGGGGTTATGTGGAATAATTATGAAAAAACGCTTGGTTCTGCACCTTACTTAGGTAGACAGAAATTTGGAACCAGAAAACAGGACAGCCTTGAGCTTAGATTTATCAAAGGGAAAAACGGTCTTCCGGTATCCTTAAAGGCATCCAATTTTGATGCGCAGGCAGAGTTAAGAGATGTTGGTGTATTTTCGGACATTCAGAACGAAATGCCTTTCTACCGTGAATCTTACATGGTAACAGAGCGTGAAGAACAGAAGTATGCAAATTACCAGTCGGCAGAAAATTCCAATATGGCAAACCAGGTGCTTAGAGAAATCAGCAAAAAACCGATGATGCTTATTGATGGAGCAAGAGTAGTGCCGGAACGCCAGATTTGGCAGTTATTAGCACCATCTGATGGTATTCCAAGAGTACAGGTAACAATTGGCGGAAAGAGCTACTATGTGGATTATACTTCGGACAATGGAGTGGCGCACAAGAGAGACCATTACAAGGATATCTCCGGAAGCGATACCGATAAATGGTCTGCATCCGAAACAGCAACGCCACTTGATGACCTTATCGAGATTAAACGTGAGTTTGCAAAGAAAACCGGATATTCCCTTGCACGCTTTAGCATGAATACAGAAACATGGGAAATGGTCCTTAAGGCGGAGGACACAAAGAAACAGGTGCTTGGAATTACTGCTTACAATGGCGGTATTCGCTTACAGCAGGGGCAGGTTACAGAGTATCTTAGAGGATACGGCATCGAGATTGAAGTTTACGACAAACTTTACATCGACCCTGCAGACGGTGCTACCAAATATTTTATTCCTACAGGAGTTATTTCAGCGCAGGCATCCGGCGTGTACCTTGGAGATTATGTCTTCGGAAAGACACCGGAAGAGAGAAGCGGCAGCTTAACAGATGGAAATCTGTCAATTGTGGAGACTGGAATTTCTGTGTATACATACGCAACAAATCATCCAATCAACACTCATTGTGTTGTGTCAATGATTGGATTGCCTACTTTTGAGGGCATGGACAGCGTTGTTGTCATGAAAGTTGCGTAGGAGGTGCTGTATGGTTGCTGAATACACGGTAAAGCGAAATGGAAGATGGTACAAATCAGGAGATGAAGTCCCGGACATTGTTCCGGGAGAGAAATCTTCCGGCGGGTACACCAAGACAGAGATTAACAGAATGAGCACTGCTGATTTACAGGCACTTGCCGCTGAACATGGAATCAAAGGTGCAGAAGAAATCAGCGGAGCGGAACTGAAACGAATTTTGATCGAGCAGTTCGGATTATAGGTGGGGAAGAATGAGCGAATACACAACATTAGAGCAGGTCAAAATCAGACTGAAACAATTTCATATTGAAACCGTTACGGATGAAGATGGTGTTACTTCTGATGTTGTCGTGTTCGACCAGAAAGAAGATAATCCTTACATTGAACAGCTTATCAAGCAGGCAAGAAATGAATTGGTAAGCAAGCGGAATTACCCGGAAAGCTACACAGATGAAAAAATATCCGAGGACTTGAAAAAGTTTGAGGATGTAATCGTCAATTTAGTCGTGTACGACCATTCACAGGCAGGAGAAGCCTATATGGCAAGCTATTCAGAGAACGGCGTAAGCCGTAGCTGGAAAGACCGGGAAAGCCTGTTTGTCGGTGTATTTCCGTTTGTAAAAGCAATTTAACATCGCCTATAGGGCATTAATAAAAGAAGATTGTGCGTTACGTTTTGCCGGCGTCGACAAAACGTAGCAGGCGGCACACATTGAGCGGTGGTGGGCGGTGTGCCATAAAAATGAAAGGCGGTATATGATTTGACGATTGAAATATCAACAGCAATCATTATAAGCGTGCTGTCGCTTGGTTTTTCCGTCTTTATGGGCTTGAAGAGCAACAAAAGGACAGACAACACGGATCTTGAAGAACGCGTGAGGGAGAACACACGCATTAACATGAAGTTGGATGCCATCTCAAACAACACGACGGATATTAAGAATGAAGTCTCGGAGATGAGAAAAGAAATCAACTCACATGACAACCGGATTATTAAAGTTGAGGAAAGTGTGAAATCGGCGCATCACAGAATTGACGGGATAGAAAACCGTCTTAATGATGAAAAGGAGGTTTAATCATGGATATTATACAGTCTGTAATTGCAAATATGACAATTATTCTGGCAATCATTGGTGCGCTGGCATTTGTTGTGTCTGTGGTAACACAGGTAATCAAAGGCGTAGGCGTATTTTCTAAGGTTCCGACGGACATTTTGGTATTTGCCCTTTCCATCGGTATCACGGTCGCTGCATTTGTGGCATACATGCAGTACATCCAGACATCAATTTTATGGTATATGATCTTGGCGGCTATTATTGCAGGATTTATTGTTGCGTTTGTCGCGATGTATGGATGGGAAAAGCTTTCTGAGCTGTGGAAACGGTTCGGCAAGGATGTGAAGTGAAATGCTTGAGATCAATAAGCAAAAAATGAGTTATTCGCTACAGAGCGGAAAGGTTCCGGTGTATGTGACGGACGAGGATGGAAACATCGAATATTCTTCATATACTGATTCAGATGGAAATGTAATTTATTACCTCGATGAAGATGGAAACAAAATACCGAAAACAACCGGAGAGTATACCACAGGTTATGAGAAACCTGTGGTTTTTTATTCTTCAATCAGCAATAAATTGAGTGAAGCACTTATAAAAGAGTTTGGCGTTGACAATTCCACAAACTTTGTTCAGATTGTCGAGGACAAAGGGAAACTTCCATTGAACGTCGGCTCTTTGGTATGGAAACGGTCAGATGTAAGGTACAAAGATGAAGAGAATACAATCGTTGACGAAAATTCGGCTGATTACATCGTAAAAGGTGTTGCAGACGAGGGATTGACGGTTGATTTGTTCTTATTGCAAAAAAATGTGAAGTAGGTGCAGCATGGGGAAGAAAGTAATCACAATGAGCCTGTCTGAAAAGTCTATTCAGAACGCCATACGAGAGCTTAGAGCCTATCAAAACAGCTTGACATATAAATGTCAGCTATTGGCAGAAAAACTCGCGGAAAAGGGCGTAGAGATTGCCAGAGTGCAAATTGCTGACCTTGACGCAATATTTACATCGGAACTGATTTCAAGTGTTCACGCGGAATATGAAGGAAGCACTAAGGGCGGCGGGATATGGGCGGTAATAGCCGGTACAGACCATGCCGCATTTGTTGAGTTTGGAACCGGAATTGTGGGACAGCAAAGTCCTTATCCTGGGAAACTTCCGGAGGGTGTTTCGTGGCAGTACGCAAGTGGAAAAACTATTCATCAGATTTCAGATGGAAGATATGGATGGTTTTATCAGGACGACAATGGCGATTGGTGGTTTACAGAGGGAATGCCAAGCCGACCATTTATGTATCTGACCGCAAATGAGTTGCGTCAGATTGTTACACAGACAGCGAAGGAGGTGTTTGGATAATGGCAGGCAACCAGTGGGTATTTGACCTTGAAACAAACATTTTCTCCAATGTGGTAACGATTGCAAAACCAAAACTCCAGAAGAAATACAAAAGCATGAATTTTGACACTGCATTTACAACGGTTGAAAAGAACCTGGATAAAGACCCTGTTTTCCCGACTATTTACATCCATGAGATGCCGGGGCTTGAACGTGGGGCAGATTTAGAGGGCACATCCGTAAATGCGGTGCAGGAAACAATACAGGTTGACGTCATTACAAACACAAAGCAGAGCGATGCAAAAGGGATTATGGCTATTTTAGCTGATGCTTTTAAGCAGATGCGATTTCAAATCACAGCAATTCCGGAGTTTAAAAACGACAGCGAGAAAAAATTTAGAAGCGTTGCAAGGTTCCGGAGGATAATCGGAGCCAACGACAGATTGATGTAAAAGAGCCGAAAGGCTCTATTTTTTATGCACCGGGCGCAAAGAGATGCGTCTGATAACCGCATTATTTAACGGTAGAAAGAGAGGTAAAAATGGCAGCAGCAGGATTGTCTACGTTAGGAATTACGTTTGGCTATGGCACAGAAGCGACAGCCGGAACAAAGCCTACATCGTTTAAACAACTCACAAGAATTAACTCGATTGGCGGTATTAACATTGAGCCAGAACAGATCGACGCATCCGCTTTAGAGGATGAAATTACCAGATATGTAAAGGGGCGCGCAGATACAGGAGGTTCATTCCCCATCACGGTAAACCTTACAGACGCCACAAAAGAAGAGTGGGAAGCACTTATCACGGCGTACAAAGCGCTTACCGATGGGAAAAGAATGTGGTTTGAAACCATTATTCCTGGATTCGCAGATGCGTTTTTTGTGGTTGCGCAGCCACCGGAGCAGATACCGCAGCCGGAGATTGGTCAGAATGAGCTTTTGACGGTTGAAATGAACCTTACCATTGAGGAATACAAGGGAATGGACACGGCTGTGGCGTTTACACCGGGGGAATAATACGTCAGTCGAATAGTTCGGTTGAATCGGCTGACGATAATCAGACAACCGAATCGGAACTTGAAGAAACAATTTAAAAGAACAGGGCGGTCTTCGGACTGCCCTTTCCCTATATGAGAGGGAGAAAGGGAAAGAATATGACAAAATTAAAGCTTGGAGAGAAAGAGTTACAGATTAAATTCGGATATGAAGCAACAGTAAAAAGCGGAATCATTAAGAAGATCGCGGGTCTCGAGCAGAAGACCGATGATTTTGAGGTTATTGACAGCATGCTTTTCCTTCTGCCGGAGTTAATTCTGGTAGGGGCTCAAAAGTTTCACGGTGACGAACTTGGCTATAATCCGGCAAATGAGGATGAGAAAGATGAAAAAATGGGCGTTGTATACGCCATGTTAGATGATTACTTTGACTCTGATGATTCGGATGTGCAGGCACTTTACAACAGCCTTTTAAGTGAATTGCTGGAAAACGGTTTTTTATCGAAGTTGCTCAATGCGGAGCGGAAGAAAACAACAAAAACAAAGTAGCGGATAAGAAATCAGAAGATCTTACATGGGAAATATATTGCGCGGAAATCCGCCCGTTTTGGCTTTTAGTTACAAAGGGGTACGGATTTACTGTGCATGACATAGACACGTCTTGCCCGGCTGATTTAAAGCCATATGCAGACGTTTACAACTTAGAGAAGAAGCAAAAAGACAATGATATGTGGATGTGGTTTGGAACATACGGATTGTCTGCGGTATCGGTGGCAGTAGAACATTGTCTTGCTGGTAAAAAAGCTAAATCAAAGTATGTAGACAAGCCTATCACAGAGCATAGTTTGTTAAACGATTCTGAAATGACAGAAGAGGAAATTCAGAAACAGAGAGAATTATTTGTGGCAAAACTCAAAATTATGCAATCAAATTATGAGTTGAGCCACCCAAAGAAAGAAGAGGTGCCACATGAAAATTAAAGGTATTGATGTTTCCGGGTACAATGGAAATATTAACTGGTCAAAAGTAGCAGAGAACGGCGTTGAATTTGCCATTTTGAAAGTAATCAGAAAAGATTTGCAGACGGACAAGTATTTTGAAGCAAACTGGACAGGAGCAACGGAAGCGGGCGTTCCGGTGCAGGGCGTATATAATTACAGCTACGCAACAAACGCAGAAAAGGCACGGACTGATGCACAAAGAGTGATCGAAGTTCTTGCCGGAAGAAATGTGATGGTGTGGCTGGATGTAGAGGATAAGTGCCAGCAGAATATTGGCGATAAGATTGTCTCTATTATCAATGAATATCAGAAGATCATTGAAGCCGCAGGGTGCAAATTTGGTGTATACACGGGTCTGTCTTTTTACAACAGCTATATCAAGCCATATCTTGAGCATATTGATTGCCCGTTTTGGGTCGCAAGATACCCGTCCAGTACGCCTATGATGATTACGGCGGACGCACCGGAAGACAAGAAGCCTGATATTCTTCATGAACTTTACGGATGGCAGTACAGTTCAAAGGGATTTGTAGCCGGTGTTTCCGGATGCGTCGATCTGAATGAACTGTATGTAGCGGTAGACACGGTAAATGTAATGCCAGAGCCAGAGAACACGCTTCATAAGGTTGGAGAGGAAATCACGGTTTCTTCTTACTACAAATCTTCCACGGCTGGTATTGGAGATGCGATCATCAAGTATGCTTCCGGAACGATTACACGAATCAAGGCGGGTACGCATAATCCATATTGCTTTTCAAAAAATGGAGTTGCAGTAGGCTGGTGCAACGATGGAGATATTCGATCAACGGATGCTTCTGTGCAGTCTACAGATAAAAAGACAACGTATACGGTACGACGCGGCGATACACTTTCAAAGATCGCAAAAGAAAACAATGTAACGGTTGCAAAATTGCAGAAAGACAACGGGATCAAGAACCCAAACAAAATTTATGTAGGGCAGAAAATTTTGATTCAGTAAAAAATCAAGGACGGTAAGGTGTCACAGCCTACCGTCTTTTTATTATGCGTAGAAAGTTGGTGCGGTCATGGCAGATATTGATGAATTACAGATAAAAATTAAGGCTGATTCTGCAAAAGCGAGTGATTCCATTGATAAACTTGCATCAAGTTTGGATAGTCTTGGGAAAAGTCTATCATTTGATACCAGTAAACTTTCAAACATAGCATCTGGAATTAGAAGCATGTCTGACGCGGCAACAGGGTTTAAGGGTGCAAAATCAAAAGAGATTACATCACTTGCCACCGCATTAAGCAAATTCTCAAATGTAGACACATCATCTTTCTATGGTATATCTGCTGCAATGAAAAATCTTGCGGCAGGAATGAAAGATACGAAAACGATTGATGCCAGCGGTATTTTAAATACGGCGGCGGCTCTGTCTAAAATGGGCGGAACTTTGGCTACTGTAGGAACAAGCAATCTAGTTAAAATTAAGGATGACCTTGCTTATTTTGTCAAAGGAATGAACAGCGTAGGGGCGCTTAACTTTGATACAACAGGTTTGACCAATCTGATAGGAAGTATCAGCAAACTTGGTGGTAAGATTTCTACACAGGCGACAGCCAATTTGCCGCAGATATCAGCACAGCTGCAGAACTTTGTGCGCCAGATGAATAAAATCGGCGAACTGAAATTTGATATGACAAACATGAGTAGCCTCGTGACTTCCATATCAAAGCTAGGAAGCGTTGCAAGCGGCAGGGCGGTAAACAACATACCTTTGCTTGCAGATAACCTTAAATACCTGTTTGAGACGCTTTCAAAAGCACCAAACGTAAGCGCAAACATTATCCGGATGACAGAAGCACTTGCCAATTTGGCAAAAACAGGCGCATCATCCGGTAGAGCAGCAACATCACTCGGAAAAAGTTTGAACATTTTTAGTGGATCTGCGAACAAGGCGAAGAGTAGCAGCTTTAGTCTTGCGTCAGCATTTGGAAAACTATATGCATCATACTGGCTGTTGTTTCGTGCTTTTTCAAAGATCAAGGATGCTATCGACATATCATCTTCTTTGACAGAGGTTGAGAACGTTGTACGTACCACATTCGGCAATTATGAGAAGCTGATACAGGACTTTTCAAAAACATCCATACAGGATTTTGGCATGTCAGAGTTGACCGCTAAACAGGTGGCAAGCCGATTCCAAGCTATGGGTACAGCCATGGGATTTTCACAAGGAAAGATGGCTGACATGTCGCTACAGCTTACAAAGCTGACCGCGGATATGGCTTCTTTCTATGATATGGAGCAGTCTGACGTTGCTAGAAACTTGCAGGCAGTATTTACCGGAGAGACAGAGCCTTTAAGAAAATACGGTCTTGACCTCACACAGGCTACTCTTAAAGAGTGGGCTATGAAACAGGGACTAGATGCCGACATTTCGTCTATGACGCAGGCAGAAAAGACCATGCTTCGTTATCAGTATGTCATGGCAAATACAGCCGCGGCGCAGGGAGACTTTGCGAGAACATCAGACACATGGGCAAACCAGGTAAGAATACTTAAGCAGTCATTTGAACAGCTTGCGGCTATTATCGGTGGAGCACTGATTAACGCTTTTAAACCGTTTGTAAGAACTCTTAATGCAGTCATGCAGAAAGTTATTGCTTTTGCAACAACAGTAACCAATGCGTTAGGATCAATCTTCGGATGGAAATTTGAGATTTCTGCCGGTGGTTTGGCAGATGATTGGTCTGATGCAGCAGGGAGCGCGGCTGATATAGCGGACAGCACAGGACAGGCAGCGAAAAACGTTGAAAAGATGAATAAGGGCTTAAGAGCCTTTGACGAATTGAATCTGATTACCACTCCGGATAATTCAAGCGGATCTGGTTCTGGTGGTTCCGGCGGTGGTGGTGCATCCGGAGGTGGTGCGTCTGGTGGGCTGGTACAGGTAGATACCATTTTCAAAGACTATGAAAGTCAGATCAGAAGTTTGCGGGAACTTGGGGCGTATATCAGCGATGCGTTATCAGATGCCATGGAATCTATTGACTGGGATAGAATTTATTCCAAGGCTAGAAATTTTGGAAAAGGGCTGGCAGATTTCCTTAATGGGCTTATTACACCAAGATTGTTCGGAGATGTCGGCATGACGATTGCAAGTGCGCTGAACACAGCAATTTATACAGCATTGTCATTTGGAGAAGAATTTGACTGGACAAATCTGGGAGATTCCATTGCCGCAGGAGTGAATCGCTTCTTTGAAACGTTTGATTTTTCGGCACTTGGTAGAACGATCAATACATGGGTTCACGGAATATATGACACTATTACAACAGCAATTGGAAATATCAAGTGGTCAGAAGTATGGGATGGTGTAACGGATTTTTTGAGTGAAATTGATCTTGAGACAATATCTCTTATTATTGGAGCATTTGCACTTAAGTATGCAGGGAAATTTCTTACAGGTAAAATTCTTAAGGAAACGATAGGAAAACTGATTAGTGAGAAGTTTGTGGCGGCGTTTGGACAAGAGTCAGTAAAGTCAATTCTTTCTTATATAGTCCCAATTTCACTTTCCGTTGCAGTTGGGGCGTTAACTTTTACTATTGGAAAAGACAGTATAAAAAAAGATGCAGAAAATCTAGTAAAAGCATATAAGGATGGTGGATTTTTACAATATTTGCAAGAAAGCTTAAAGCAGCTTATAAATCCGTTTGAGTGGATAAATGCATATGGTGGGGGCATTTTGAGTCAAAAAGGAATACTTGATCGTTATTCAGACGGAGTTGACTTAAACATTAAGATGCCGAAAAAAGAAGATTATGCATCTTTAGATGAATACCAAAAGGCACTAAACGATTTTAACAATAATGTACCAGACAGCCTAAAAGTTCCAAGTAGCTTTGATTTAAAAGCATGGATAGATGAGTGGAAACAAATAAATGGTTTAGATAATGTGGACTTAAGAGCAGAAGTTGTTCTTCCAAACTTGAGAGAAAAAATATCTGGGTTTAAAGACGACGTAAAAGAATGGTGGGGATTAGATGTTGAACTACCCGTTCGCAATAAATTAACAACAACTTTAGAGGATGTTTCTTCATGGTGGGAAGATGTAAAGGAATATTGGGGAGAAAAAAAGCTCTCAATACAGACAGAAATAGGAGAAATAAAAGGTAAAATAGAAGAAAAGTGGAATGAAGCATCTGAATACATTCAAGAAAATATTTTGCCTTGGTTTACTAAAGATCATTGGCTTGAAATAGGAAACGGAATAAAAGAAGGTCTTTCGACTAAATGGGAGGAATTCTCTACATGGTGGAGTGACACAGGTATAGCCGTTTGGTGGAACGAGAAAGTTTCTCCATGGTTTACAGTAAATACATGGAAAAATCTTGGAGAAAGCATAAGAAAAGGTCTATCTAAAAAGTGGGAGGAATTTACTGGATGGTGGGAAAACACAGGATTCTATAAGTGGTGGAATCAAGATGTTGCTCCAAAGTTTACAACAGACAAGTGGACATTTAGTGGTATTTCAGATGGATTGAAAAATGCATGGAATAATGCTATAGCTGCTGTAAAGCACATATGGAACGGATTTGCAAACTGGATGAACTCAAAGCTTTCTTTTTCGTGGGATGCGGTAAACATTGCTGGAAAGCAGATTGTTGGAGCCGGAAGTATAAATCTCGGAAAAATTCCTACTTTTGCCGCCGGAGGATTCCCAAGCCAGTACAGTATGTTTATGGCGGGAGAAAATGGACGGGCAGAAATTCTGGGGACTGTTGGAGGGAAAACAGCGGTTGCCGGTGGACAGGAAATTACCGGTATTCGAGATGCAGTGTACAGTACGGCGCAACAGGAAATGGAATTGCTAAGACAACAAAATCAGTTGCTTCAAGGAATTTTGGAAAAAGAATTTGGGATTACATCCGAGCAGATCGGAAAAAGCGCTCGCAATTATGCAAAAGATTACTTTAACAGAACTGGAAGAGAAGCATATATTTTCTAATGACAAATACCGCCACTTGTGGTAGAATTATTTTATTACAAGTGGCGGGAGGGTAACACATGGCGTTGATTAAATGTCCTGAATGTGGAAAAGAAATTTCAGACAAAGCAGAAATGTGTATCAATTGCGGATTTCCGTTGAAACAACACGAAAACAATGAAATGTCTGCGGGAAAAAGTGAATTTTATAAATCATACGAACAAGAAAACGAAAATGATACAGGGTGGGAACGCCCAAAAGAGCCAGAGATTACAGGTGTTGGAAAATTATTCTTAAGAAATTCTGTTGAAAGATCTCAAAACACGGGATTTAATGGTATATATAAATATACTTTATTCGGAGAAAAAAAAGAGGTTTACTGTCCAAGATGTGGGAGCGAAAATTGTTCTCATTATACGGAGCAGAAATTTGTACCAGGCAAAACAAAGACAAGATACACTGCAAATCTAAATCCATTTAAACCGTTTACTTTAGTAAATAAAAAGGAAAAGATTTTGAGAAAAGATCAAACATATGAAATAAATAAAATTATATGTAATGATTGTGGCTACACTTTCATATAAATTTGGATTTAATATGTGGAGAATTACGATGGAGAATAGGGAGTCTGAATCAGAACTAAATGAGTGCAAAAAGAAGTTGAATAAAGCACATCAAACGATAGAAGAATTGAAAATTAAGATGACGCAAGATAAAAAGAATTACAAATGGGAAATAAGAGAGTTAAATAAAGAAAAAGATGCATTAAAGGCGCACAATACTGATCTTTTTAATCGGGAGTCAAACGCGCTTATTCGTGCGGACGATTTGGAAAAAGAGAATATTGCATTGAAAAAAGAGAAAAAGAAATTGGAAATAAAAATAGAAAAACTGGAAAAAGAGAACGAAAACTTATTGAAGAAAAAGGATGAATGTACTAGGGATGCAGATTGGGAAAGGCTGGGGAAAGCGGGTATATAAGAGGGAGCGCAGAGATGCGCTTCTTTTCATTTTTAAATTCAATAGGAGGTATATATGGAAAAACAGGAAATCAAGATTACATATGGAAACGCGGAAGTAACTCACACGCCAGAGAAAATTGTGATTAAAGCGCCCAATATTGAAGTAATTAAAAAATAGATTAAGAAAAAGAAGTGGCATCTATCAAACTGGTAGGTGCTATTTTTATACCCATTTTACCGACTGTCATTTGAGACAGCCGCAAACCAAAACAGTTAGGTGGTGGAAACATGGCGTACAGCGGATGGCTGTTAAAGATTGGGAATTACACAGTTCCAATGTCTTTTATGAAACCGGAGACATATAGCCCATATGTGAATATGCAGGACTTAGATGATTATACGGACGCTAACGGCTATTTACATAGAAATGCCGTGGAATTAAAGGCGTTAAAAGTTGAGTTTGAAACACGGTCTATGCTTACAAACACGGAATTTAATGCCATTATAAGTAAAATCCGTCAGCAGTTTGCCAATGCAACCGGAAGAGCCTGCTATATCACAGCGTACATCCCGGAATATGACGATTATGTAACACAGTACGGCTATATGGCAGATTTTCAACCTACAATATACGGAACTTATGGAGGTCAAATTCATTACAACTCTGTAAGACTGGCATTTATAGGGGGTGTATACGATGGTTAATTACCAATATTCAAGCCTGTTTTTAAAGGACAGCGTAGACAAACAGTTAAACATCGTATCTGATGATGGAAAAATCAATATCACAAACACCGAACTGCACCAAGAAAAATTTGAATTGACAGAAAGCTTGTGTTCGGAATCTGAATTAACATTCGGGGCATGTGAAGCCGGGATGATTAAATTCACGGTGTCCAATGTATTCTTGCCAATGAAAGGCAAGTGGTTGACTGCAAAGCTGACTCTTGATGGTCACAAAGATAAACCATTCCAAATAGGAAGATACAAGGTTTATTCTGACACACCTACGGCAGATCGGACGTGCCGGGATGTGGTAGCTTACGATGCTTTGTATGATATTTTATCATCTGATGTTACTGATTGGTACAATCAGATACTTCCACAAAAAGATAGCAAGGTAACGCTCAAACAATTCAGAGATAGCTTTTTTAATCATTTTGGAGTGGAACAGGAAGAAGTATCTCTTGTAAATGATGAAATGATTATTGAAAAAACTGTAGAAGTGAAAGCATCAAGTAGCGGAAGTTCAGATACCGCAGAGAAAAGCACGATAGGCGAAGCCATAAGCGGAAAAGAGGTTTTGTTTTGTATACTTGAAATTAACGGTTGTATGGGAAATATCGGACGCGTTGGAAAGTTTCGCTATGTGTACTTAACACAAGAGATACAGGGGCTTTATCCGGCGAATGATCTTTACCCGGCGGATGATCTTTACCCTAGAAATCCAAAAAGCACCAGCATAAGTAAAAGCCAGTACATTTCAGCACAATATGAAGATTATATTGTCAGAACGATTGACAAACTGCAAATTCGTGAAAAAGAGAATGATATAGGAGTGATTGTAGGTGATGGCAAAAACACTTATGTGATCGAGGGAAATTTCCTTGTTTATGGGAAGGGAACAAAGGAATTAAATGAAATTGGAGAAAAAACGTTATCAAAGATAAAAGGAATTATATACAGACCATTTAGTGCTGACTGCAAAGGAAATCCATGCCTTGAGGTTGGAGATGCGGTACGGATGACTACAAAATATGAACTGATCGAGACTTACATCCTAAAGCGCACGCTGAAAGGCATACAGGCTTTGCGCGACGATCTGGAAGCGAACGGGGAAGAGTATAGGACAAGCAAAGTCAACGGCGTTCAGAGAAGTATCCTGCAGCTTAAGGGGAAGAGCAATACTCTCGAACGGTCGATTGAGGAAACGAAGTCAACGATTGTTGATGTGGAAAAAGGTTTGCAGTCACAGATTACACAGACTGCATCAGAAATCCGGGCAGAGGTAAAAAATACCACAGATGGGTTATCATCACGGATTACCCAGAATTCGAGTAGCATCACAGCCGAAGTCAACCGTGCAACGAGCGCCGAGGGTACGCTATCCAGTAAGATCAGCCAGACGGCAGAGAGCATCACAGCCGAAGTCAACCGGGCAACGGAAAAAGAAGGACAGCTTGCGGCGGCAATACAGGTCAATGCAGAGGGGATTACAAGCAAAGTTTCCCGAGACAGTGTCGTTTCGGAAATTAACCAGTCAGCAGAGGGATTAAAGATTAGAGCTGATTTGTTGGAACTCAGGGGATCTGTGGAGATGACCGGTGGGTATGTGCATATTGACGCGACAGAGAGTACGGACAACTTGGTTGAACTGAAACGGGAAGGAACTCTTGTGCAGATGGGAACGGATGGTTTGCGGTCGGCGGCAGATACGCGTGAACTCACGGCAAGTTACTCTGATGTGACGGTGCGCGACACGTCGGCAAACACCATAGCACAAATGCTCTCAAGCGGAAAAGGAATATCGTCCTATGGATGGGAATCTTATTCTGACAAGCGACTAAAGCACGGGATAGAATCCCTTGACAGAGAAAAGAGCGCCGCGCTTATACAGTCTTTACGTCCTTGCAGATTTGTTTATAACTATGACCAGGACGGGCATTACCGGCACGGTCTGATTGCACAGGAGGTACTGACTGCGATTGGAGATGAAGACTGGGCGATTTGCTCTAAGAATCCAGATCCGGATGGCAATACCTATTATGCGCTTGACAAAACGGAACTGATCGCTGATCTGATCGCTGCAGTACAGTTACAGCAAGAGGCACTAGAAGAATTAAAAAGAAAAGTAGGATGAGAAAATGGTCAATGCAAAAATTCGTGAGTTTGAGAATGACATTATCAATTTTATCAATGCAAGCAGTGATGTTCCAATTGAAGTAAAACATTTGGTGCTTAAGGATATTTTGCACCAGGTAGAAGCGGAAGCAAACCGGCACGTTATCGCCGAGCGGGAGCAGATGCAGGAAAATCTTAAAAAGGAGAGCGAGGATCATGAATAAAGCATATAACCGTATCAACTGGGAGAATTACCCAAGCGATGCTACGCCTTTGAATGAAGCGAATCTCAACAGTTTGGACAGTGCCACAGATACCATTGACGACCGTGTGATTACGCTTGACACAACCAAGGCAACAAAAACAGAGGTTGCTACACTTGTATCAGATGTGACATTTGAGGAATCTACAGGAATTATTACCATTACGAAGAAAAATGGCTCTAGGGTTACCATTGACACACAGATGGAGAAAATTGCTGTCAACTTTACTTATAACCCGACTACACAGCAGATTATACTGACTCTGATCGATGGCACGAAGCAGTACATAGACCTGTCGGCACTGATTACACAGTATGAGTTCCTTGATTCGGATACGGTAGCTTTTTACATTGATAAAAAGGGAAAAGTGTCTGCCATCGTTAAAGAGGGAAGTATCGAGGAAAAGCATTTAGAGCCTAATTATCTTGCAAAAATTAAAGTGGAAGTGGCAAAAGCGGAGTCCAGTATGAAAAATGCTGCAATGTCTGAAATAAACGCCAAAGCAAGTGAGGATGCCGCAAAAGCCAGTGAAACAGCGGCAAAAACATCCGAAACCAATGCCAAAGCGTTAGAGACAGCAGCGGCGAAGTCAGCCACGGCGGCAGCAACATCCGAGACTAACGCAAAAGCCAGTGAGACATCCGCCAGTCAGTATGCAGCCACAGCCACAAGTGAAGCGGCATCTGCCAGTCAGTCAGCCAGTACCGCCACAGATAAAGCCACAATCGCAACACAGAAAGCAACAGAAATTATCGGCAAAGCAGAATCTGCAGCAAATAGTGCAACCAAAGCACAGAGTTATGCCGTTGGCGGTACTGGCAGCCGGGAGGGAGAGGACTCTGATAATGCTAAATATTATTATCAGCAGGCAAAAGACGTATCAGAGGGACTAAAAGGTGGATTGCAGCCGCATGGCACGGTGGCATTTGCAGATCTTCCGGCGCTTCCGGATGTCAATGCAGGATGGATGTACAATATTTCGGATGAATTTACGACCACGGACGATTTTAAAGAGGGCTCCGGCAATGCAGTTCCCGCCGGCGCGAATATCTACAAAACGTCAGACGGAAAGTGGGATGTTCTGGCCGGTACCCCGGTGACGGGGGTCAAGGGTGCAAAAGAAACATCCTATCGGCGAGGAAATGTCAATCTCACCCCAGAAAACATTGGGGCAGTAGCGACAGGTGGAGACACAGCGAGCAATGTCACATCATTTACAAGTAGTGATGTGGCAGATGGATCAGCGCCATCGTGGACAAACGTTGCTACACTGACAAGTGGCGAAACGCATACTTCTCTTTTTGCGAAGGTATCGCAGATGTTTAAAAACGTGCGGTACTTGTATAAGATGTTCGGGACTACCGACATATCCTCTATTGGTGGTGGAACGGTAACGGGGGCGATCTCGTCGCAAAACAAAGCTTTAGCGCAAACTGTATTTTACGTTAATTCAAATAAAGAGCATACACCGGCATCTATAGTGGCCATATCTCGTCCTATAGCTTATACTAACGGAGTAGCAGAACTTGACATATCGAGTTTTAAAATAACACCTATAATAGTGTTGTCTGTCAACGTTTTAGGATCGGAGATTACTCATGGTGCTCTTGCAAAAACGATTAACAATGGGACTGCTCTTCGTTCTGTGCTGAATAACACGGAGTACAATGGCACGCTGATCACAGTTTTTACGGTAATGTGTTCTATGCCAGACGTATAGCCATCATTCTCGCCCATCCAATTTCTACGTTGCTATCAGCTGCATAATGCTTGATCGTTGCGCTGGCGGTTGCTGTATCGCTTGTTACATTGATAGTGTAAGTTTGCAAAAAATTAGCCCATATGCCCGTATCTGTATGAGGAGTACACAAATACGCCATTGATCCATATAAATCACCATCACTCTTTTTTAGCCCTAAATTGTACGCAAAAGGTGTATGTGCGTTCAATTCGCCGCTTGATACTACTAACCACTTCCCTTTTGCTAATAGTAAAGTGTTTAGCTCGTATTCTATATTAGCGGACAATTTACTGCTAACTAACAGCGTATCGGTTTGTTTATAATTACCTATGTTATTTAACTGTGCTAAAGCTTTGTTTGACGCACGAAATAGATGCATGTTAAAATATGACGTAAAAAACGTTATAAGTTTTTCGCAATTTAAACGTTTTTGTTGACCCAAAGTGACAAATCATACGATTTATGTCGAAACTTGCGACCGAAATGATTTGAATAATGCTGGCAAAATTTGTAAAATAAAATTGTCCGATAAGGGCACTTCAAGTTCTGGAGAGGGGGCGATGTTTGGCGATTCATTGCCCTCTCAAATGTTACTGGTAAATAATGGTAATTTTTTTGTATGGGGTTGACTGCAAAGAACATACGTTCTATAATGACATTAACATTATCGGTTGCAGAGATTGGAGGAGAATAAAATGGGGGAATACAAAGAGAAAAATGTTGCAGATTTTAGCGAGGAAGAATATAAAAAATACATATTTGACATGATTTCCAAAATGGATAAAACACGATTGAGGTTTTATTACAGACTTATTAGCGGCATGGAAAAAGAACGGGATTAACCGTTCTTTTTTGGATTATCTTTATTTGAAAGAGATTCTACAATACTGTCAACGGAATCTTTCTCACGTTCATTCAAATCCATATAATAAGACAAAAGTCTTTTTATTCTATTAACATCATTACTTCTTGATATTTCTACAAACAAATCAGCCATATCATCAGAATACGGAGAGTTTTGCTCTTCTCCAGTCATAAGATAATCAAGTGTTACTCCAAAGTAATCAGCTATCTTCTGTAATTTGTCTTGTTTTGGAGCACTTCTGCCAGTTTTCCAATCAGTAAAAGTAGAACCGGCTATTCCAGTTGCTTTTCCAACCTTGTATGCAGATACGCCTTTTTCTTCAAGCAGTTTCAAAAATATTTCGTACATATTCCCTCCAAATAAAAAATAGTTATGAAATCATAAATAAAAATGCTTGACAAATAGACTATGGAAGTATACTATATAACCATAGTTATGAAATCATAAATAGTTTTTAATAAAACGGTTGCGATTTCATAATTAAAAAAATGGAACCGTTTATTTTTTCTTGACCGAAACATATTATAACGGATTTCCTAACTATTTGCAATAAAAAGTTAGAATATTTTAAAAACTGTAAGAGCCGATTGCTAGGCTCTTACAGAATTAGCGGAAATTTTCTGGATAATTATTCCGCAAGGAGCATTGTTCACACGAACCACCGTATTTTACATAGTTACATTGAACAGTACCCTTTAAGTAACTTCCATCTCCGGCATCTATGCAATTAAGAACAACGGAGTAGGTTATCTTTTGTGTCTGGCAATAGCCAGTTATGGTGCGATAAACATTCATGATTATCACCTCCATTCACAAAATGTTACAAGAAAATTATATAGAATATTCTAACTAATTTCAAGGGAAAGGAGTGTTTAAATGTATCAGAAGTTTGAACAGCTTGTAAAGGCAAGAGGAATTTCTACATACAGAGTTGCAAAAGATATTGGTCTTGCGCCTACAGTATTTTCAGATTGGAAATCTGGAAAGAGCAAGCCAAAGGCAGACAAGCTGAAAAAGATTGCAGATTACTTCGGGGTTACGATTGAGTATTTATTGGAGTAGAAATAAGGGAACTTATTGATTAGTAGAAAGGAGAAGAATGTCGCATAGCATTGAAGAAGTAAAAGATACCCTCTACCAGCAAATTGAAACACTGGCAGAGGAAAGCAAGAAAACATTTGATACGGAAACAAAAATTCGCATTGCAGGAGAAATTGACCGTATCGCTGAAACGATTATTAGGATTGATGCCGATTAGACATCGATTATAGTACAGAAAGGAGTCGGATGGAATGGACGAGTTAGTGAAGGTAAATTTTGATACACAGACAGTATCGGCAAGAGATTTATACGATTTATTATCGAAAGAAGACGGAGTTAAAGGTACAGAACGTTTCAGTAAATGGTTTGAAAGATATTCTGGGTATGGATTCGTACAGGGCATAGATTTTTCAACCCCGAACAAAAAAGTACGGGTTCAAATAGAGGGAACCAGAGAGGTTCAGCGAGAAGTAGACGATATTGATATTTCTGTTGATATGGCAAAACAGATTTGTATGTTGCAGAGAACGGAAAAAGGAAAAGAAATTCGCCAGTACCTCATCGACTTGGAAAAGGCGTGGAACACACCAGAGCAGGTATTTGCCAGAGCGTTAAAGATGGCTGATGAGAAAATCAACAGCCTTAAGGAAATCAACACCAGTCTGATTGCTGAAAATCAGAGGATGAAACCGAAAGAAATCTTTGCCGATGCAGTGGCAACAAGTCACACATCAATTCTTATCGGAGACTTGGCAAAGCTGATCTGCCAGAACGGCTATCAGATAGGGCAGAAGCGGTTGTTTGAGTGGTTGCGTGAGAATAACTTCCTTATTAAAAACGGTTCATCAAAGAATATGCCGCAGCAGAGATATGTTGAACAGGGGTTATTCGAGGTAAAGGAAAGCAACGTGCAGAATCCGGATGGATCAGTAAGGATCACTCGGACAACCAAGGTAACTGGAAAAGGACAGATATATTTTGTCAACAAATTCTTGAACAGAGGTTATGTTTATGAAAAATAGAACGGAAAACTGGTAGCTTCTAATAACTCATATGGAATTGGAAAGATTAACAGGAGGAATTCATGGATAAACAAACGAACATTGCTTTAAGAAAAACGTTAGATCAGATCGGCGCAAGACATTCGCTCAAAGGATACACATACACAATTAGAGCGATAGAGAAATGTCTGGACGACAGGGATTCGCTTAGATGTGTTATGAAGGAAATTTATGCAAAAATCGCAGAAGAGAACGGAACTACCGCATCCAAAGTAGAAAGAAAGATCCGGAACTTAATAGAGGTCACATGGATAAATGGAAATGTGAATGCGATCAATGAAATTTTTGGTTATACAGTTTCGCCGAAAAAGGGGAAGCCAACCAATTCAGAATTTATTGCGGTAATAACAGATTTTGTGTCCTTGCACGGGCAGGAAATTGAAAGTGATTCTTATAAGTGGCGGGAGTGAAGTGCGTATGAAGAAGTTGGCAAAGGTGATTGAATTTGTAGGCGCGGCGATTTTTTTTCTTTGTATGTGTGCGGATGCAACGGAAAATCCTATTGTAGCGATACCGACTATAATCAGCTTACTTTTATTGTATGCCGGATCAAGAATTGAAGGAGGATGGCAGGATGCGGAAGAGATTGTCGAAGATCATAATTATTATGTTGATGGTGATGACACTGACTATGGTATTAACTACATTACATACGACAGCAACGGAACCGAGCGATACATGGATTTCAAATGAGTATCTTCCTTATATAAAGGAGATTTCAAACGAATATCATATTTGCCCGGAAATGGTAATGGCGATCATCGAGCATGAAAGCAGTGGACAAGCCGATGTGGAGAATGGTGGATGCAAAGGTCTCATGCAAATTTATGAAAAATATCACAGAGACCGGATGGAACGTCTTGGAGTAGAAGATCTTTATGATCCGTATGGGAATATTCTCGTTGGATGCGATTATTTGGCGGAGTTGTTTGAAAAAATATGAGGGAGACATGAGCACAGTCCTTATGATCTATAGCGGAAAATCAGATGCGTTGACCAGAACATACGAGAATCGCACTGAATATGCAAAAAGCATAATGAACAGGACGGTTGAACTTGAAAGACTTCATGAAGAAACGGAATCAGACTTTGGAGAGGGTCTATAAACACTACTACATTATAATACGAGGAGAATTTCAAATATGAATAAAGAAACAATGGAAAACAACAAAGTGGAACTGGCAGGCGTGATTATTTCAGAGCCGGAGTTTATGTATGAATCATACGGAGAGAATTTTTACAAAATGTCTCTTGGAGTAAAAAGAAAGAGTGGCGCCGTAGACGAGATCCCATTAACCATTTCAGAAAGACTGTTTGATATGGAGGACAGATATTCAGGAATGGCGGTACGGGTTTCTGGAAGTTATAGATCATTCAACAAACAGGAAGGTACCAGACGCCGGTTGATCTTATCTGTGTTTGTTTGTGACATTGAGGCGATTGACTCAAAAGATGCGAATATTGATAAGAATTGCATTACGATCAATGGATATGTTTGCAAAGAGCCGAATTACAGAAAGACGCCACTTGGTCGCGAGATCACAGACATGCTGATTGCAGTAAACAGAGATTATGGGAAATCTGATTACATTCCGTGCATTGCCTGGGGAAGAAATGCAAGATTTGCAGGCGGACTTAAAATCGGGACCCGTGTTAAGTTGATTGGAAGAATCCAGAGCCGAGAATACGACAAGAAGATTTTTGACACGGAGTTTGAGAAGAAAGTGGCTTATGAGGTTTCCGTAAGCAAATGTGATGTGATTGAGGAGGGGAAAAATGAAAATAACGATTAAGAGTATTCACATCGAGAACTTCAAGGGCATCAATATGCTTGACGTGAATTTCTCTGTGAAAACGAAGATCAGCGGGCAGAATGCCGTAGGAAAGACAACGATCTTTGATGCGTTTACATGGCTGCTTTTCAACAAGAACAGTTCCGGAGAGGAAAAATTCAATGTTCGACCGTTGGATAAGGACGGAAACCGCATTGATAACGTGGAAATCAAGGTGTCTTCCATTCTGGATGTAGATGGAAAGGAAGTTGAACTTTCCAAGACACAGAAACAGAACTGGGTTAAGAAGCGTGGAACCGATACGGCAGTATTGCAGGGGAATGTTAATTCGTTTGAGATTGACGGCTATCCGAAGAGTGAAGCGGATTTCAAGGCTTATGTTTCGGAATTGGCACAGAGCGAGGAAATGTTCAAAATGCTGACTAATCCGCAGTATTTTTCTTCTTTGAAATGGAAAGACCAGAGAGATATTCTGATGAAACTTGTTTCAGAGGTTTCAGATGTAGAGCTGGCACAGACGGACGCAAAGTATGCACCATTGCTTTCGGAATTGGAAAAAGCACCGTCTACGGATGATATTAGAGCAAAATTTTCCAAAGCATTGAACGAGTGGAAGAAGAAGCAGGCAGAGATTCCAGTCCGAATTGACGAAGCCATGAAATCCAAGGTTGACATCGATGTTGCAGAACAGGAACTTGCGAAAACAGACTTGGAAACCAAAATTGCAGATATTGATGCGAAGATCAAAGATTCTGACGGAGTAATGATGGAGTTAGGACGTGAAGAAATGCAGCTGCAGTTTGATATGTCTGGAATTATGCAGACTATGAATCGCGATCTGACAAACAGGAGAAGCGAGATCGAAGCAGAATTACGCGATTTGCAAAACGAGATGAAGCGATTTGCAGATACTATTGCTTTGAAAGAGAGACGGGTTTCAGAAAACGAGACGGTTATTTCCAATGCTGATTCAGAGAGAAAAAGGCTTGGAGAGGAGTACAACACAGAAAAAGCAAAGACTTTTGATGAATTCCCATATCTGTTTGATGAATCCAAGTGGATATTTGATGAAAACAGCACCATTTGCTCATTGTGTGGTCAGAAGTTGCCGGAAGATAAAATAGAGCAGTTAAAGGCTGATTTTGAAAGCAGAAAGAGGAAAGCAAAGGCAGATGCGGAAGAAAAAATGAAATCAGAAAATATCAGATTTGACACAGAAAAGAGAAAAGCACTGAACAGATTGGTTGCTATCGGCACAGAGAGAAAAAATCTTATCACAAAATTAAGGGATGAAAATGCCAAAGCAAAGGAAGAAATAAAATCCTTAAAGGAAAAGGAGCAGGAAGCTATTGCAAAAAAAGAAAAGCTTTGCCAGCAATTATCATCGATTCCGGAAATTGCCGATTATTCGCAGAATGAAGAGTACGTGGATTTGAAAGCAAGGCATGACGAAGTTCTGGAAGAAATTGAAAAGATGAACGCCAATGGAGAGGATGCAGCAGTTGAATCCTTAAAATCTGAAAAAGAAGAGCTTCAGGCGCGTCTTGATGATGTAAATAAAATCATTGCAAAAGCATCTATGAATGTTGAGATTGATGAGCGTATTGGGCAGTTGCAGGAAGAACAGAAAGAAATCGGGCAGAAAGTTGCAGACCAGGAACAGATTCTTTACATGTTGGAAGAGTTTATTCGTTTCAAACTGGATAAGGTTTCTGAAACCATCAACAGCCATTTCAAGACAGTTAATTTCAAACTCTTTGAAATGCAGTTAAATGGCGGTATGAAAGATTGCTGTGAGTGTACTGTAAATGGCGTTCCGTATTCGACTTTGAACAGTGGTCACAGAATTGTAGCCGGACTTGATATTATCCGTTCTCTTAGCGAGTTATACGGCGTGAGCGTGCCGATTTTTGTGGATAACGCAGAGAGCTTAAATGATTTCAATGTGCCGGATATGGATACGCAGTTAATCCTTTTGAGTGTATCAGAGGACAAGCAGTTGAAAGTGGAGGGTGTGTAGGATGAACAGTAAGAACATCAAGCGGCATTTAGGTAACAAACTTCGTGACTGGATGGAGAGCATTGAGGATGAGAACGTAAAGGCTGTGGTGAAAGAAAATACCATTATTACAGGTGGCGCCTTGGTTTCCCTTTTAACAGGGGAGACGGTGCATGACTACGATGTATATTTCAGAACAAAAGATGCGTGTATTGCAGTTGCAAAATACTATGTTGATAAGTGGAACGATATGCACAAAGATAAACCAGTCACTCTTATGTGGGGAGAAGAATTGGCAAAAGTGACTGGTAGTGATAATGGTTCGGTAAAATGTTTTGTCCGTTCCAAAGGAATTGCAGATGAGGATGAAGTGAAAGGGAATTCCGTTTCTTACAATTTTGATTCCACAGCCGAGGAAGACGAAGCGGTTGGAATGGAACACGAACAGGAAGAGACAGATTCGGATTCCAAGGAAAAATACAGACCGTGCTTTATTACCAGTAATGCAATCAGTCTTTCTAACAAAATACAGATTGTTACGAGATTCTACGGAGAAGTAGAGGAAATTCACAAGAATTATGATTTTGTTCACTGCACTTGCGCTTGGAGTTCATGGAATAACGAAGTATTTCTTCCTCAAAAAGCATTAGAGTGCATTATAAACAAGGAATTGTATTATGTAGGCTCTAAATATCCACTTTGCTCTATCATCCGCACGAGAAAGTACATTGAACGTGGTTACCATATCAACGCTGGTCAGTATGTAAAAATGTGTATGCAGTTAAACGAACTGGATTTGAAAGATGTAAAAGTCTTAGAAGAACAGCTGACTGGCGTAGATACAACTTACTTTCAGATGATGGTTGAAGCATTACAGAAGCACATGGAAGAAACAGGTGATTCCAATGTTGACACAACGTATGCAATGGAATTGATAAATAAGTTGTTTTAGATGGCGAGGTGTAAGAGTGCAGTATATCAAAGCAAAATTCCCAAACAGCACCAGAAGTTATACATACCGCACCGAGGATTCCGTAAAAGCCGGTGACACGGTTGTAAATGCCAAATGTGCGAAGCTGACAGTTACGGATGAAACCGTGGATATGAAGTGGGTAGAAACCTACGGTGCTGATAAGGTGGCAGTTGTGAAGAAGTGTGAAGAACCGGAAAGCGGTGGTGACGATGAGAGTTAATCCATGTAGATATTGTGCATTGTCTGTAAACCTTAATGGAAAGCATTGTTCAAGGTATTCTTCCGAAGAGTGCGCAAAATGCGAGAACATTCAAAAACACAGGGAATACCTTTTAAGTCAGCGAAAATTCGCAGAGGGTGAGCAGATTACAAGCATTGAGGAACTTTTGAAACAGGAATGGGTAATGTGGTATCACAGTACAAAGCACATAGAGGTTTTCAAGAATATGCAACTCAATCTTGTTTTGAAATTTCTTAAAAATGGAGCATTTAAAAAAGCAATAAGGAAAGAAAGCGAGGAAAAATAATTATGGCAGAGAACACAGCAGTAGCAAAGGCAGAGGAAAAGAAAGAGGAAAAGACAGAGGTTGCACACAGCAACAACAAGGTTACAGACTATAGCCTTGGAATTTTTGGAACATCAGATAATTTCATTATGGCTATGCAGATGGCAAAGGCGTTGGCGAGTTCAACTATCGTTCCGGCAACATTCCAGAAGAACGATGCAAACTGTCTGATTGCTATTGAGCAGGCGCAGAGACTGCGAGTAAGCCCACTGATGGTTATGCAGAATCTGTATGTGATTCAGGGTAGACCGTCTTGGAGTTCAAAGTTTCTGATTGCGGCAATCAATAATTCCGGCAAATTCGATATGGAATTACAGTTCGAGGAAACCAAAGATAAGGATGGCAAGCCTTATTCGTGTCTCGCTTGGACTACGAAAAATGGTCGTAGAGTTGAGGGTATGACCGTGGACATGGAAATGGCTAAAGCCGAGGGATGGCTTGGTAAGAACGGTAGTAAGTGGAAAACCATGCCACAGTTAATGCTTCGATACAGAGCCGCTTCATTTTTTTCTAGTCTGAATTGTCCGGAATTAACAATGGGACTGTATACGAAAGAAGAGATGCAGGACAACGATTTCAAGGAGTATCCTATGGAAGATTTGCAGGAACAGGTTAAGCATGAAGTATCCGAAAACGCAAATACAGAGGATTTTCCTGTTGAGCCGGAGGTTGCCGAAACTGTGGAAGAGCCAAAGATGGCAGATAAACCGGAAAAGGTAGAGACGGAAGTTGTTGAGAATGACAATGATTTGCCGGACTTCATGAAGTAGGAGGATAGAATGAACTTTCCAAAATCTGAATTGAGTAAGCAGGATGCATTGCACCTATGGATTACTTGCCGTTCGGAGTATGCCAAAGAGCAAATGTTCCTTACAAATTACGGAATTGTCTTTTTTGTTATGCAACGTTTAGGTATTCCAGCGTTTGATGAAGATATGTTTCAGATTGGTTCCATTGGACTTCTAAAGGCTATTGACACCTTTGATGCTTCAAAAGGATGTTTTTCTACATATGCTTTTCGACTTGTGAGAAATGAACTGCTTATGGAATTCCGGAAAAGTAAAAAATCAGTAAATGCAGCATTTTCATTAGATGATAATGTGGATATAGGAAATGGCGAAAGCGTTTCTTATGCTGAAATGATAGCAGATCGTAAGGATTATGAAGAAAATACAGTTAATTCCATGCTTGCTCAACAGATTTTTGAGGAATTGAGTCCGAGAGAACAACGTATTTTTATTATGTTTTTTGTGGAAGGGAAAACACAAAGCGAAATATCCAAAGCACTTGGAATTACACAATCCTATATTTCAAGGATTATTAAAGGAATAGGAAAAATAAAAAAGAAAGGAAGAAAAGCCAAATGAGAGTTATTAGCCAGGACGGCACGATTGATATGCCGTATGAACAGGTAATAATTACAAGACATGATAAAAGCATTTACTTAATGGAACATCTTACTGAGGACGTTGAAATTGCTAAATATTCCACGGAAGAAAAAGCAAAAGAAGCCATGGAAGAATTAAGAATGGCTTATATGTGCCATAATCTTGTAAAGATGGGGCAGACACCGCCAGATGGAATTGACGAAAAACTTACTATGGGTTTGAGTGGAGTATTTGAGTTTCCGGCGGATGAAGGATTGGAGTAGCATATGGAAGTTATATCATTTTTAGAATCCGTACAGAAAGGAATGGAAGATAACATTTACAACTTTTGCAGAGATGGGAAATGTAGCCAATGCGGTAACTGCTGTTCCAATCTTTTACCAATGAGCAGAAAGGAAGTAGATGCAATTCACAGATATATCCGTAAGAACCATATCAAAGAGTGTAGGCACCTGCTTCCTACTGTGAATCGACCATATGATATGACATGCCCTTTTCTTGATACGGACAAGAGTTGTGAGAAATGCAGAATCTATCCGGTTCGACCAGAAATTTGCAAGCAATTTATCTGTGACAATGAGCAGAGGGCAAAGCATAATCGGGCATTGTTGGGACAGACAAGACAGATTATTGATGTGAGGAGTGAGTTTTATCACAGAAATGGAAAATAGGCAGAAAGAAAAAATTACAAAAAGCCGAGAACGCGTCAAAAAGTTTGGAGAAGTTTATACGCCGGGCTGGATGGTACAAAAGATGTGCAATATGTTGGAAGATGAAAATGGTGGTGCAGAGTGTTGGAGAGGAACAGTGTTGGAGCCTGCGTGTGGTACTGGAAATTTCCTTGTGGAAATCTTGAAACGGAAACTGTCAATAGGAATGACTGAAACGGAAGCTGCAGAGACATTATTCGGCATTGATATTCTGGCAGACAACATAGAAGAGAGCATACAGAGACTTACGGATCTTGCACCGACAGCAGAAAGTATATTCAGAAAGAACATTGTTCAGGGCAACTTTTTAAAACCGGAAGGAATATGGTTTTTGGAGGATGCCGAATGAGAGAAAAAGCGGAAGACCCTTATGTATCTCTTGGTATATGCTCCAGATGTCACAAAGGCATATTGGGAACGCAGTACAAAATGTGCGCTGAGTGCCGGGAGAAGAAAGCGAAGGTAGAAGCTAAGAGACTTGCAAGGGAAACACCGGAACAGGCAGAAGCACGGAAAGAAAGAGTCCGTACCAGATATTACATGAATAAGTCCAGTGGAATATGCGTGAAGTGTGGAAAACGTAATGCAGTATGCGGAACTGTTTTATGCAACAGGTGTTTGGCAAAGAGGCGTTCGTGCGAGAAGTCCACAAGCCAAAGGGAGTACCGGGAGGATAAAGGATTGTGCATAATCTGTGGTAGACCGGCGGTATCTGGAAGAAAGCATTGTGAGGAACATTTAAAGATGCTACGGAAAACAGTTGCAAATGCAGCAAGCCATATAGACTACACGAAACATCCTTGGATAATCGATAATAAACACATATTTGAAAATTGAGGTGAAAGAGGTATGAAACTTAAAACATTAGGTTCTGGTTCATCCGGTAATTGCTACATGCTGGAGAATGACAAGGAAGCTTTGATAATCGAAGCCGGGTTGCCTTTTATGGAAGTCAAGAAAGCACTGGATTTCAATGTGATGAAAATTAAGGCTGTGATTACTACCCATTTCCATACTGACCATAGTCTTTATAGCTTACAATATGTGCAAGCTGGCATTCCTGTTTTTGAACCATGCAGACAGCCGATAAAAGATTCTGAAATGCGTTTTAGAAAAGGAAATTTTGACATAAGAGCATTTGAAAACCGTGATAAATCTGGAAGATGGCTACATAACAACGGAGACGGTTCAGAGTGTCCGTGCGTTGGGTTTTACATTACGCATCCAGAGATGGGAAGCCTTGTGTATGCAACAGACACAGAATACATCAGATGGCGATTTAATGGTGTTAATCACATCATGGTGGAAGCCAACTACGATATGCAGTTTGTGAACCGAGAAGAACCAAATTACGAGCACAGATTAAGAGGTCATATGAGTTTACTAACGGCACTTGACTTTATTTCTACTAACGATAATCCGGCATTGCGAAATGTCGTTCTAATTCACTTATCAGATAAAAGCGGAGATCCCGCACTATTCAAACAAAAGACAGAAGAAACAGTTAAATATGGATCAGATGTTTACGTGGCGGAACGTGGATTAGAGGTTGATATGAACCTTTACCCGTTTTAAGGAAGCGAGGAATAAGTGAATGAATAAAGTGATTTTAATGGGAAGATGCACCAAAGACCCGGAAGTAAGATGGTCGCAGGGCGAGAAGTCAACAGCTATCGGTAGAATTACTCTGGCGGTTGACCGAAAATTTAAGCAGGATGGACAGCCAACGGCAGATTATATCAATTGTCTTGCGTTTGGTAAAAGAGCAGAGTTTCTTGAAAAATATTGCAAAAAGGGAACAAAGCTTGTAATTGAAGGAAGCTGGCAGACCGGAAGTTACACCAACAAAGACGGTAATAAGGTGTACACCAATGAGTGTTTGATCGAAAGCTGTGAATTTGCAGAGAGCAAACAGGCTTCGCAGGACAACGGAAGTTACAAACCGCAGCCTATGACAGATTCGGATGGTTTTATGACTATTCCAGATGGAATTGAGGAAGAGTTGCCTTTTACATAAAAACTGATCTGGATAAGCTAATACAGTAAGAAGGGAGATATGTATGTTATTGATCGAGGACAAAGGTCAGAAAGAGGGTCAGCACATACTTAAGAATCGCTATTTTGATCGTAATGACATAGAGGTGCTACGAGCACCTCTTCCAGTTGGAGATTATGTTATCGCGGAAGAAACCGTTCTTGACGTTATAAGACGAAAGTCAGCAAGAAAGATGGAAGTTAAGAAGATGGACTTTATTGGAAGCTACAAGGTTGCTGTAGATACTAAGAAGGACATGCAGGAGATTACGGGAAACGTCTGCGGAAAACAGCATCCAAGGTTCCGGGACGAGTGTATTTTGGCGCAGAACAACAATATAGCACTGTATGTTTTGGTTGAGAACATGGATGGAATAAAAACTATTGAAGACGTTTTTCATTGGCACAATCCAAGGCTTGAGAGATACAACAAGATAAAGTACATGCACGGTATTGGAAAGTGGTTGAATGTACCGCTTCCAAAGGCACCGCCAACAAGCGGGGAAGTCCTTGGAAAAGCAATGCTTACAATGCAGCTTAAGTACGGAGTGGAATTTGTTTTTTGCAGACCGGAAGATGCAGGATCGCGTGTCATTGAGCTTTTGGAAGTAGAAAAGTGATAATTTTTTGGAACTTGAAGGAGATATTATGGCAAGTAAGCGGATGTTTCGTATAGATTTAGTGACGTCAGATGCTTTTCTTGACATGCCGCTCACAGCGCAGGGGTTGTTTTTTCATTTATGCATACGGGCAGATGACGACGGTTTTGTTGACTGCGCTAATAAAACAGTAAGAGAGTGCCAGGCTTCAAAGGAAGACTTGCAAATTCTCATTGACAAACATTATGTTCTTACTTTTCCAGGATCTAATGTTATTGTCATAAAACATTGGAAATTACATAACTGCATTCAAAAAGACCGTTATAAGCCAACCAATTATGCAGAAGAAAAATCAATGCTTTATACGAAAAGAAATGGCGCATACACCTTTGATGCTTCAAAAAATTTTTCCGGAGTGAATGCAATAAGGAGCGCAGGAAGCTCGCCGGGGAAAGAAGTGGAAGCGTGCATACCGCCATTGGCGGAAGTGGCTGATTATTGCCGTAAGAGGAAGAATGGTGTGAGCGCGGAATCATTTATTGATTACTACAAATCAATAGGTTGGAAACGTAATGGAGAAATAATAACCGACTGGAAAGCCGCATTAAGGAGTTGGGAGAAGCAGGAAAAAGAGAGTAACCCAAGATCAAAAAACAAATTTAATAACTTTCATCAGAGATCTTATGACTATGATGAATTAGAAAAAACTTTGGTGGAGACAAATGTTAGGGAAGGGCGTGATAAGAAATGATGGAAATGGGCGAATACGAAATTTGCAACAGGTACCGACATGCAAAGCATAAAGGTGAACAGTTGGAGATTCTTGCGGAACTAAACGACGTCACAAGGCACAAAATTATTGGAATTTTATTGGAAAACGGAGAAAATGTAAAACTTCCAATAAGAACAAGGGGAAGAAAACGCAATACGGATTTTACAGAAAAAGAATACCAGAAAGCATTACTTAATAGGCTCGATGAATTGGATGGTCAAATTTCTGATCGTGAAAATGAATTCAAAGATATATGCACAGTTCTTTTTGGAACTCGATTCGATTGAGATGAAAAGAAAGGAGAACTGATTCATGAGAAATAAAGATGAAGAACTTAGGCGAGAGGGAATGGCATATGCTCTGCGAATTGCAAAGGAGAATGGAATTGACTCTCTGGAAGAAGAGTGCCGCTTTCGCGGCGCAACAAAATTACCACTTGCGCTACCCAAGAATGCAATAGATGAATGCGTCAGCAAGATTAAATTAAATACCATAGACACGGTAACGATTTTGTCTGCAATGGTTTTGCACGATGAGTTTGACTTTGGTAAAAGCCACATACAGAGATTTGTTGATCGCTTCAATAAAAAGGCAGAATGCATCATGGATGATTATGCTACATGGGAAGATCAGATACAGATCTTGAAAGAAGAGTGTGGGTTGGATTTTAAAATTCGCAGAAATGACACTGATGTGAAAGTGAGATAAAGGTATGAAAGAAAAAACGCGCAACGATATAGGCGACGCGCTTAAGAGATTCAGAGAGGTGCCGTATCAGCTACGGTGCGGAAAGGAGCAGGGAAATGATTGAATGCATGAGAACAGTAGCGAGAAAGCCGGGGTTTGTGCAGTGGATTCCGGTAAGTGAGAGACTTCCGAAGAGCGGAGAATACATATTGCTGTCATTTGAAAACTTCTCTTTGCCTGTAGTTGGCAGATATGAGGGAAATAAAGATGAGGGTGGCAACTTCTATGTAGGGGATGACACGGAAACGTGCCTTGAGGAAGAGTTGATAGTGAATGCGTGGATGCCATTGCCGGAACCGTATAGAGAGTGAGGGAAAATAATGGAGAGTAGATATTTATATCGCGGCAAGCGGATTGATAACGGAAAATGGGTGGAAGGATATCTGTCATACCCATTTTGCACGGAAAAGGGCAACGAAAGTTATTATTTCTACGCAAAGGATAGTTTGGATTTCTTCTGTCATTGTGTTGTAGATGCATCTACCATTTGCCAGTGCACCGGACTTAAGGACAAGAATGGCAAGCTGATTTGGGAGAATGATATTGTTAAGTGCGGGAATAAAACAGAGCTTGTTGGTTGGGATCAAAATTTTGCAAGTTGGCGTCTACCCAAAAGAGGATGGTTCTACCGCCATATTTACGGGGATGCTTACAGTTCAGAGGATTGTGAGGTTATCGGAAACATATTTGACAATCTTGATCGTTTGGATGACGACGATGAAACCATATAGAGAAAGCGAGGCATGATATGAAAGAAGAAACGAAGATGGAGATAAGCGCGGCA